ATGACTGAGCCTGGAGCATCTGAGTTCAGTTGGGGACCGGGAATGCATCCGCATCCTGACTTGGACTACGACGCGGGGAAGTCTCTCGCGCCCAACAATGTGGAGACGCTGCACGATCAGATTCGCGATCTGCAGGCGAGCAAGCGGACCAATGCCGCACGCGCTGGAGAGACGCTGCGGGACATGTACTTTGCACTCGGGAATCCGGATCGCTACGGGCCCAATCCCGCGCTTGTGCAAGGCGATGGCAAGCCGGAGCCTAGCCCCACGCCCGAGGAGTCACCGCAGACATTCGAACGCAAGCCGTAATCGCTTGTGCAATAACAGATGTGCAGTCGGCCGGATTCGTGGCTAGGGCGGCCACTGCCGGCCGACAGTATTATTGAGGGACGAATCCGCGCCTGACAGAAGGGAATTGCAATGCCACGAGGTGACACCACCAAGGAGCTGACCGACCGCACCGTGGGGAAGCCCGACGGGCCAGAGGAGTTCCGCCCCGAGTTTGGAATCAAGGTCGGGACATTCACGATGCGTCGCAAGGATTTGGACCATCCCAACTATCGCAGCATGCCGTGTCTGATGTTCCATGTGCCATTGCAGTTCCGCGGACACTATCGCGTGGAACGTCTCGCGAACTTCTCGGGCGACCCGGACGATTATCGAATCGACAACCACGGCTACCGGCTGTGTGAGGCTGAGACACCGCGACGGCCCACGGGTTGCCTCAAGCGTGCAAGCAACCGACAGCCGTACTGCGAGCAGCATGGCGCGCGCCTACACCCGCTGGACAAGGTGCGAGTTGATCCCAAGGATCCCAGCACCATGACGCGTATGGAGCTGTTGACGCACGGGTACATTGATGTGGAAGACCTCACCGACGACGAACTCAAAAATGGGCTCGTGGCTCCGGGGCGTGGTGGCAACGCAATGATCCACTTGCCCAAGGACGTGTACACCAAGATTGTCAACAGGCACTTTGACCGTGCCAAGGAGCTGATGCTGGAGGGGATGATCCCAGCCATCAAGGTGCTCAGAGACATTGCAGAGAACAAGCACGACATCTACGAAGCCAAAGACCGCGTCAAGGCCGCCACCTACATTGTGGACAGAGTCCTTGGTAAGCAACCAGATACGGCACTGGTGCTGGGCGGTGCTGATGGCGGGGCCCAGGAGCCCTGGCAGCAGATTGTGGCCGGGATCATGGACAACACGCGTGCGGAATCCCGTGCGGCGCGCGCGCTCCCCTCTGGCGGAGATGGCGCTACGCTCAACCACAACGGTGAGGCCGAGGAGGTTCTCGATGTTGAGGTTGTGGAAGAGTCTGCGGCAGATCATGATTCAGCGACGCCGCGAACGCCAAACGACACGGGACCTGATGCGAGCGCTCTCATCGCAGCCGTAGCGCCGAATGCAAAGCCCAAGCGCGCCAAGGCCAAGGCGTCTGCTGGCACGAGTGGCACGAGTGGCACGGATGGAAAGCCTGCCAAGGTGCGGGTCAAGCGGCCGAAGCGCGACGCCAGGTAAGCTTCGCGGTGCGGGGTGGACGCGAGGCCGCCAAGCAACCGGAGTGGACCCGGGATTCGCGCAGATTCCCTTCTGTCCCGGGTTCACTCCCAAGAACTGCAGGACTGGCAAGGAGCTGAGCATGGCGAAGCAGGGTGTGCGTCGGGACATCAACGGTCCCACCAAGCAGGCACCGTCTGTCACCAAGGCTGTGCAGCCCGCGCCGAAGACCAAGCTGCACCGGCCCAAGACAGCCTAGGAGGGCACCATGGCCAAGGGCGTGAAGAAGCTTCCAAAGCGCAAGGGCACCAACCCCATCCCGCGTGACAAGTGGAACTCTGACGACATCGCTCGACGTCAGCTCGAGCAGGACCAGAAGCTCCACCTCACCACCAAGGGTCCGCACACCGGGACCAACGACAGCTTCAAGTAGCACCTCGCCATGGACAAGCTGCCCGTGATGGTTACCCGGAGTGGCACTGTCCAGGTGGCTGGGCGCGGTCCCGCTGGCGAGGCTGTGGTGCTAGAGACCACGCTCCAGCTCTGGCGGGCAGCCAACAACCAAGTCGAGCGCGTGGCCCATGCCCTCGGGTTACCGGCGCGAACCGACCCGACAGAGTAGGATCACGTGCATGCCCAAGAAGAAGGTCACCGGAGCCAAGCTCAAATGGGGTAGCGCTGCCCAGAAGCGCGCTCAGCAAAAGGCTGCAGAAGCCAGTGCCCGGAAACGGCGCAAACGAGGCCTGCAGGACATTCTGAAGCGCAAAAGGCGCGCAGCCGGTAGCTTCTCCGAGGTTCGCAAGAGCTCGGTCAAGGTGGCCAGGGAGCACGACCTGTCGGGTACCGGGCACGGGGCCAACAAGGAGGCCTACCGTGCCAGTGCAGCCGAGAGCCGCAAGATCAAGGCCGCTGGCGGGACGAGCTCGGCCGACCGCGTCTACAGCACTGCCCGCAAGCTCAAGTACACCGCGCCACGCGGTAAGGCAGGCAACCAAGGCAAGGTGGGCCTGAGCCAGCGTAGCAAGGGTTCAGGCTCGTCGTCGGACAAGTTCAAGCAAGGCGATACTGTCTATGCGGACGGTAAGTCCTGGACAATCAGGAGTTTCCGCGAGGCCAATGGCAATACCTATGTCGATGCCAAGGCCGACAACGGAACCGATCTCTCCCTCACCATCAAGGGCACCGGTCTGGACAAGAAGACCATCCGGACGGCTCTAGGCGATCGCTCGCGTTCCGAGTCCAAGACTGTCAAGCCCAGCGACAGCGCTGCTGCACATCGCGCCAAGAGCTTCTCTCAGAATGCGCGTGGCGTGTCGATGGGTGGCCGAGGATCGAGCTCCAGAGCGCCCAAAGACATGAGCAGCATGTCCGACCGCGACTTGCAGAACGCCATTCTGAACGCTCGGACCGCAGCCGACAAGAAGGCGTATTCCAACGAGTTGGCCAAGCGCAATCTCGACAAGCACTTCCCCAAGGGCATCAAGAACGCCTCGACAGAAGAGCTGCAGAACAAGGTGAAGGACGGCACCACTCCGTCCTCGGTAAAGACCGCCATCGACGCCGAGCTGGACCGCCGAGCCAAGGCGAAGGCACCCGCGAAGGCCCGTGGTGGGCGTCGACCTGAGAAGCCGATCGCCCAGGTGATGAAGCCGCCCAAGGACGCGGTGCCGCTGGTTGACAAGAATGGCAATCCGACCCCTGAGGCGATCCGCCGATACGGGAACGGCAAGAAGGAGTCTGGCTATCCCGACGCCGATGATCGTGCGGCCTGGAACAAGCTCGTGGGTCGCGATACATACCGCGACTTGAGAGACGACATGACACCGCGCCAGCGCGCCAACTACCGCAAGGAGCTGCAGCGTAAGCTGGACAACCCGCGCATCAGCGACAGTGTCAAGAAGCAGGCCCGCGATGAGATGGCTCTGCTGGATGCGCTCGACAAGGGGTCTGGCAGCGGATCCGCGAATTCGGGGGATGCCAGGGCACAGCGCGTACTTGATCTGCACGACCACGAGCTGCAGGACCTGGCCAGCGAGATGGGTCGTCTGGACTTGTACAAGCGGGATCTCAAGGGCGAAGGACACTTCGACCGGAAGCCTTCCGAAATCTCCAAGGAAGAGCGCGTTCGCAATGCCATTCAGGGTCTGATGCGTTACGTCGAAGAAGATCTTGGGTACGAGGTCGATTGGGACGAGCAGCGGCTCGACAACGCCCTCAACAACGACCCGCGCATGAAGAAGCTGCGAGCCATCCTGGCCAAGCTGGGAAAATGACAGGGCCGACCGAATCCCGGTCGGCCAATCGAACAGAAATCAAGGGTAAGTCTTCGGACGATGTGGATACGGCCATTGATGACCTCAAGGCTGCACAAGACAGCAACAAGTCCGACGCCAAGGCTAAGGTCGCTCTGGAACGTATTCGGCACTACGACAGCCCCGCCGACTTCAAGCCTCCTCGATCTGCACAAGACCACAAACGCCAGAGTCTAGCCTCGTACCGGGATGTGTCCTCGGCGATCAACGGCTCACTGCGCTCTGGCGAGAATATCTCCAGGAACGCCTGGAAGCGTGGCGTTGTTGAGGATCTGGACAGCATGATCAGCGAGTCCACCCTCAAGCGGCCGATCACCGTGCGCCGCTTCATCGGTCAGAGCGCTGGCGGAAGTGGTATTCGTGGCGACTATGCAAGGGTCAAGAAGCAGCTAGAGTCTGGCACCTTCAAGGACAAAGGCTTTATGTCCACAGAGGCCGTTACGCCGGGATACTCGGTCGGCCAGATGGGACGGCTGTGGTCCGACCGAGGGAAGCCCGGTGAGAACGATTTCGTGCTGGAAATGGATCTTCCCAAAGGTTTCAATGCGCTTGATCTCAGGATGGAAGACCTCAACGACAACCATCTCAGCGAGATCCTCCTGCCTCGGAACACCGAGTGGGAGGTGACCGGTACGCGCACCGAGGACGGCATCACCGTCTACAAGCTCCGGCCCAGCACCAAGCCCACGTATGACGAGGTTCCGTCCAAGCGACGCAAGAAGTCATGACCAGCACAGCCAATCATGCAGCTGCACAGCTTGATCGCTGGCAGATTTACGACACCGAGATCGAGGTTACCACCGAACGCGGCCGAGAGCGTCGCAAGGTCTGGGACCCACACCCCGGTCAGCTCGCCATTGAGGAGAGCCCTGCGCGTAACAAGGTGGCCACCTGTGGGCGACGCTTCGGCAAATCGGACCTGGGTGGCAAGCGGCTGGTTCCGCCCGCATTCCTGGCGTACTACCGACAGGACCTGCTCCGCACCACCAACAAGGCGATGATCTACTGGATTGTGGGGCCGGAGTACTCGGACGCTGAGAAGGAGTTCCGCGTACTGTGGAATACCTTGGTGTCGTTGGGCGTTCCGTTCGACAAGCCTGGCAGCTACTACGATGCCGTTGGCGGCAACATGCACCTGAGCCTGTGGCAGGGCGCATACCAGGTGCATGCCAAGAGCGCCAAGTATCCCGACACGCTCGTGGGCGAGGGCTTGAGTGGCGTGATCATGGCCGAGGCCGCGAAGCAGAAGCCGTCGGTGTGGACCAAGCATGTGCGTCCGACGCTGGGTGACTTCACGGGCTGGTCGCTTCATACGTCAACTCCTGAGGGCAAGAACCACTTCCACGACAAGTTCCAGATGGGCCAGGATCCTAACAATCCGGAGTGGGAGAGCTGGCGCATGCCCAGCTGGGCGAATCCGTACGTGTACACGCGCACGGGCCGTCTGATCGCGCTGGGCAAGCTTCCTCCCGAGACGCCCATCCCCGACCACGAGTACACGCTCGACCGACACGTCACCATCATGCAGCAGCTGATGCGCGAGAACCCGACGGTGTCGCCATTCAAAATCGTTGCGGACCACAAGCTTCGGGTTGACCAAGAGGTGATCGAGCTCGCAGCCGACATGAGCATCGAGAGCTTCAACCAGGAGATCGGCGCGGACTTCACCGAGTACGTGGGCAAGGTGTTCAAGGACTGGGACGAGGAATACCATGTTGCAGACCTGGTTGACTACAACGTCAAGCAATTCGGAACCTATTTCAATCCCAATTACGAGACCTATGCAGCTGCGGACTACGGTTACACAAACCCAAATGTGTGGCTAGTCATACAGATTGGCAAATGGGGCGAGGTCAACGTCCTCCGCGAGATCTACATGCCGGGGCTGACGGCCGATGCGTTCGCTGATGAGATTCGGCGTCAAATGTGCAATCCGCCAAACCTCCGAATCTTCTATCCAGACCCCGCTGACCCGATGTCGTCTGAGACGTTGAGCCAAAAGCTCGGCATCCGCGCCGCTGGCGGAACAGGTGGCGAGAAGCGCATACGCCTCAATCTGATTCGACAGTTCCTGAAGCGTGGGCGTAACGACCCCACCGACCTCACGGGTATGGGGTGGCGTCCGCAGCTGATGTTTGATCGGAGCTGTGCGAATGCGCGCCGTGAGATGGAGGCGTACCGCTACCCTGACAGCACGGACAAGCCCAACCCGAGCTCGCTGATCTATGAGGAGCCGCTCAAGAAAGATGACCATGTGCCTGAGGCGCTGGGTCGATTCTTCGTGGGGCACTACGGCGAGAAGGCGCTGGTGAATGAGCGTGCCGGCACACGCATTTCCAAGGCCAACATCGAACACCAGCGGACAAACCGCGAGCGCCGTAGCACCAACGCGCCCAAGGACATCAAGTACCAGCGCCTAACGGATGGTGAACCTGATGCATACCAGTACAAGAATCCCGACGTGGGTTGGGGTAAAGAGCTGCTCGACTGATTCGGAGTAGGATAAACACCCATGGGCCAGGACAAACGCCAATACGGCAGTACGCAACAGCTGCGTGCAGGAGAAGCCAATTTCCCCAACGCCGTAACGGATTTCGACAAGGCGCGGCTGGCCAGTTACCGGCTGTACGAGGACATGTATCTCACCAACACGTCCGACTACCAGGTGATCTTGCGTGGTGGCGACGAAGGTGACCAGCGGCCCATCTACGTGCCCAACGGCGAGAAGCTCATCGAGGCGAAGATGCGCTTCCTCGGACAGGGGCTGAAGTGGGAGTTCTCCAAGAAGGATGCCAAGGTCGACGACGCCATCAGAGTCCTGTTCGACCGGGAGAACTGGGAGCAGAAGTTCGAAAGCCTCAAGCGCTGGACCGAAATCCGCGGTGACTATGTGCTGCTGCTGATCGGCGACGACGAGAAGGACGAGGGATCCAGGCTCTCCTTGCACGAGGTGGACCCCAGTACGTATTTCCCGTACGAGGATCCGCGTTACCCTGGCCAGGTGCTGGGCGTGTATTTGGTGGATGAGTATCCGCACCCGGATTCCGAGAAGAAGAACGAGAAGTGTGCGCGCGTCCAGAAGTACATGAAGACGCTCGACGACGACGGGAAGCCAGTCCCCGGTGGCGCGATCAAATACACCGAGGAGCTGTACGAGCCAGGCAAGTGGGACGACCGTCCCGAGTCACCTCTCGAGCCCGACGACATCAAGAAGCTGAGCACCCTCACTGAGGAAGAGCCTCTGCCCGAACAGATCACGACACTGCCGGTGTTCCATTTCCGCGGACACCCGATTATGAACGCGATGTTCGGACGCTCTGGCCTGGCGGGGCTCGAGTCGTTGATTGCATCTGTCAACCAGACCATGACGGACGAGGATCTGATCATGGTGTTTGGTGGGCTGGGCTTCTACGCAACAGACTCAGCTCCGCCGCGTGATTCGCGCGGCAATATGGTGCCGTGGACAATCAGCCCACTGGGCATGGTCGAGCATGGCCAGAACAACAAGATCTATCGGGTCAATGGTGTTGCAAGCCTTGAGCCTAGCCAGACTCACATGAACAAGGCCGAAGAGGCCATGCAACAAACCAAGGGCATCCCCGACATCGCTGTAGGCGTGGTGGACGCTGCGGTCGCCGAGAGCGGCATTGCCCTGGATCTCAAGCTCAGCGCAATCCTCAGCAGTTGCGCAGAGCAGGAGCTAGAGCTGAAGTCAGTGCTCAAGCAATTCTTCTACAATCTGGTGACGCAGTGGCTTCCGGCGTATGAGGGCGTGGGGATTGACGACGCTGACAAGAAGCTCACCGTCACCATCACCTTCCGAGATCCCAAGCCGGTCAACAACGAGAAGCGATTCGCACAACTGTTGGAGTTGTGGGAGGCCGGACTGATCCCCGCCAAGAAGCTCACCGAGGAGCTCAGCAAGATCATGGGCTTCGAGCTGACCGAGGAAGACTTCAGGCAGGCCACCGAGGACAAGAAGACCCAGGGCATTGCCCAAGCGGAAGCCGCCGACCCGTTCGGAGCGCAAATGGCAGCAGAACAGGGTATCCCTGACGAGGAGGACGACCAAGCCCTGAACGGACAACCGTTGTGAGGAGCTAGCCATGGCCAAGGGTAGGCGCAGCAGCAAGAAGCGCAAGACATATGCCGGTTTCAAGTCAAAGAGGTCGTGGCGCTGGGCTTTTGCGACCAAGCAGCCCTGGGCACGCGAGAAGGCCCACAAGACCAAGGGCGGACCCAAGGTCCGCTATCGTCGACTTCCAGAGAGCAAACACTCTGGCAAGAAGGTCTACAGAAGGAAGAAGCGTTGACGATCGAGCTGGAACGTCCTGAGGACGAGCAGGTTTGGACACGAGTTCCGCATGAGCTTCCCCGGGACGCGGTGGCTTGTCTGGTGCATATGTGTCAACAGAGCCCCAAGGCCGAGATCTGCGGCTTTATCACCGCGAGCCATGCCATCATCCCGATTCCAAATGTATCGTCAACGCCGGAACGCGAATTCGTCATGGACCAGGGTCAGATGATGCAGGTGCTGTTTCGAGAGAGGGTGATCGGCACCTACCATTCCCACCCGACGGGTCGACCCTGGCCAAGCGCTTACGATACTGATCACATTGGTTACCTGTACCAACAGGGCTGCCCGTGGGATTACTACATCGTGACGAATGCAGGAGTGTTCCGATATGAGCACAGGGACAGGCGCGTGGCGGACGACGTTGAATCCGGAGATGATGATCGTTCATGTGCTGCCGGTGGATGACCTGATTGAGCACGTAGAATCGCCGGACTGCCCGTGCGATCCGGGCCTCGAGCTGATCGAGCGTACCGACGACCATTTTGGACAGATGTACAGCCACAATGCTGCCGATGGTCGGAATGATGAGGCTGAGGAAGAGGATCTGTTTTGACCTCTCCACTCGAAGAGCCGTCAGTATCACCTCAGCGGCCTCGCAAAAACTGGCTCCTGAGATACCTTGGAGTACAGGAGAAATACGATGCAATCATCGCAACAGCCCTGCTTGACGCTGCGGAAGATGCGGAACAAGGCATACGCCAAAGGATTGGCGACGACCGACTTGGATCGTCGACTCGAAGATATCAACTGCAGCTTGCGCGGTCTGCTGCACGTGACTCCCTCAAGCTGCTTTTCCGAAACGTGCATTCAGCGATCACAGCGGGTCAATCGGAGGCAGCGGTCGCGGCGGTCGAAGCAGGATTCCACGACGATCGCCGCATTCTGAATCGGCTGTTCCCGAACCGCGCTCGGCGCGCCAAGTACGAAGACTCCATGCGGCAGAGCGCATCCCGTGGCGTCCAGGCCATGATGACGCGTGTGCTACAGAGCAACCGACCCCTTAGCCAACGCGTTTACCACACGCAAGCCCTGGCCAACGGCACGGTAGACCGAGTGATCAACTCAGCACTGGTGAAGGGTGATGGTGCGGCCGACATCGCCAAGGCCGTGCGCCAGAGTATCCGCCCGGACGTGCCTGGCGGAGTCAGCTACGCTGCAATGCGCTTGGGGCGCACCGAGATTAACAATGCATTCCATGCTCAGGCGATTAACGACATCAACACCAAGCCATGGGTGGATCATGTCGAGTGGCACCTGAGCAAAACACACAAGGAGCAGGGCTGTCGGTGCGAAGTGTATGCTCGCATCAAACGCTTTCCAAAGGAAGCGATTCCAGACAAGCCCCATCCGCAATGCCTCTGCTATATCACGGCTTCGCTGACACCCTGGGAGGAATTCGAAAACAACTTTCTGATGGGAATGTACGACAGCTACATCGACAACAATTTGCGGTAATAGGGTATGGTAATCCGCAGGAAGGAACTCTCATGACTGACACATTCCTCGCATGGCTCGCCGCTACCGGCTTGGCGCTGTCTGGCCACGACGACGATGGCGATGGTGACTTCGATGGTTACGACGACGATTCGGATGATTCGGACGACGGTGCATCGGATCGAGGATCTTCTCGAAAGTCCGACGACAGTGATGATCGCGACAGTGGCGATGACGCCGATGATGCTGACGACGACGATCTTCGAGCAGATCTCAAGGCGAAGGACAAGAAGATCGCCAAGCTCGAGCGGGACCTCGAAGACGCCCTCGAGATGATCGAGGAGGCGGAATCCCAGCGCCGCAGGCGAGGTGACGATGACTACGATGACGGCGACGCCGAGTACCACGAGCTGCGCGACGAGAACGATAAGCTCCGCGCTCTGCTCAATGGTCCGTACATCCGCTCGCAGATCTCGAGTTTCCGCGACAAGGACGGGAATCCCAAGTGGGACTGGGAGGACCCGGAAACCGTGTTCGCGCTTCTGAAGACGGCAGACCTCGAGGTCGACGTCGAGACGGGCGAGATCGACGGTCTGGAGGAGCAGCTGCGAGATCTTGCACGGAACAAGCCGTTCCTGTTGCGGCAGCGCAGCTCTCGTCGTGGCGCTTCGGGTAAAGTTCCCGGTGGCTCCAGCGACAAGAAGAAACCCAGTCGGGAAGACCTCGCGTCCGACTTCTCCGCATTCAACACCATGATCTGATTGAGAGGTTGACCAATGGCGAGGTATGACAAGTACAACCCCTACGGTGGAGGCTTCCGAGCCCCGCTGGCAGCCGACTGGACTGACGCCGACGCTGGCAAGCTGTATGCCGTGGGCATCAACAACGTCGGGGCTGTCGTGAAGGGCGCAGGCCAGTCCGGCGTGGCTGGCGTGCTGGTGCTCACCAAGGGGGCCAAGGCCGGATCCATCGTGGACGTCATGAAGTTCGGCGAGGTCGTCGAATTCGGCCCCACCTCGGGCACTCCCGGCACTGACTTCGGCGCTGCTGGTACGGCGTACTACGCCGACACCAGCACCGGCGCAATCAACTCCACGTCCGGCGAGGCCAAGGTCAAGGTCGGACACACCGTCGGTGCTCAGCGACTGATCGTCGCCGTGGCCGATGGCGTTGTCGATCCGTCACCGGCAGCGTGAGGTAGCCCGATGAAAACTGCAACAGAAGGAAGGGTCATGAGGGAGAGTTTCCTCGAGATCATCGCTGTGGTGGGCCTCTCTGGTCATGACAACCAGGGTGGCTACAACACCGCCGGTGACATCAAGTACAAGACCGCCGATGGCGTGTCGTACGACAGCCTGTGGAACCTGTTCAGCAACGTCACGGACGAGTGGAACAAGCACAAGTCCAAGATGGTTCAGCTGATGACGTTCCCGGTCACCAACCAGACCGAGAAGGTGCCGCGCATCGGTCAGTTCGGCTTCGAGAAGGCCTCGGAGTTCGGCGTCCCCGAGAGCAAGCGGACCGAGCTGAGCTTCTACCAGCTCGCGTACGACTTCGAGGACTACGACCTGGCATTCCGGTACACCTGGAAGTTCCTGCGTGACGCTCCGTCGTCGCAGATCAAGGCGTACCACAACCAGGCCCTCCAGGCCGACGCCAAGCTCATCCACCGCAAGGTGATGGAGGCGATCTTCGACAACCGCGAGCGCGAAGCGGACATCGAAGGCCTGCCCTACAAGGTCTATCCACTCTACAACGGCGACAACATGATCCCGCCGGAGTACAACGGCACGACCTTCAGCACTGGCCACAACCACTACCTGGTCTCTGGCGGTACGAAGATCGACTCCGCCGATGTGGAGATGGCTGCCGACCACATCCGTGAGCACGGCTACACGGAGGAAAACGGCACCCAGCTCATCGCCTTCGCACACAAGGCCGAGATCCAGGAAGTCCGTCGGTTCCGCTTCGGGCAGACGAACAACAACTCGGCCGTGGCGAACTACGACTTCGTGCAGTCGCAGGGCGAATCGCCCCTGTACCTGCCGAACGCGGACGGCCTGCTCGGCAAGCAGCCGCAGTCGATGTGGAAGGGCTTGCGCGTCAAGGGCTCTTACGACGACGTGCTCTGGATCGAAGAGCCGACCATGCCGGCAGGCTACGTCCTGTTCCTGGCCACTGGCGGAACACTCGCACAACAGAACCTCGTCGGCCTGCGCGAGCACGAGGACGCGGCGTGGCGCGGTCTGCGTCAGATCCCCGGCAACCAGACCCGGTACCCGCTGATCGACAGCTTCTACCAGCGGTCGTTCGGCACCGGTATCCGTCAGCGTGGTGGCGCAGTTGTCCTGCAGATCAAGGCCTCTGGCACTTACGACATCCCGACCAAGTGGACGAACGGTGGTGGATTCGAATGAGCCGTGTAATCCCGGAGGACCGTCCGCTGTCCGATGAGGACCGCGCATGGCTCAACGAGCGCAGCATGGAGTGGAAGGTCGAGCTGATCGACCGCGCCTACCCTCCGGGGTCGGACAAGGTCGAGGATGACACCTCGACCAAACCGTCCGAGCCGCAGGGCGATGACGACGAGGAGGTGGAGGTCGACGAGGACATCTCGAACTACGTCGAAGACCTCCCCAACAAGGACGCCGTCAAGGAGCGCCTGATCCTGGAGGAGGTGGAGTTCGAAGACGATGCGAAGCGTGAGGAACTCAATGGCCTCCTCGCGATCCACCTGCAGGAACAGCGGAACGCCGGCAAGGACGTCGAGCTCGGAGACTGATTGTGGCCTCCGAAGCAGATGTCCAGCTGTTCAAGACGCATCTGTCGGGCGTCGATGGTATTTGGGAAGATTCCGAGATCTCAGATACCATCGACGCCCTCGGGTCTGTCAGCAAGGCAGTGCGTGCTTACTGGTCCGGGGTGGTCAACACCACATACCTGCTGACCGATGTGAGCGAGAGTGGCAGCTCGCGTAACGCAACCATCATCTACCGCAACGCCATGGAGCAGTTGCAACGGTGGGATGAGATCATCAAGGAAGAGGACGCCAAACAGGAAGCCGAGACTGTCGGTACTGTGAGGTTCAACAGAATTTCGAGGAATTTCTCGTCATGACCGTGTCAGCCAGTGCGCAAAGGGGATTGGAATTCCTGCGTGCTGGCACACGCGCATTCATCGACGATGATCCGACCACGATCGTCCTCAATCGTGGCCAAGCAACCCGTGTCGAGAAGCCTGGCGGCGGATACGATTTCACCCCAGGGGCTCCACGAACTGCACAGATCTTCAAGGTCATCAACCAAACTGGCGACGGGTCGGCACTAACCGAGGCCCAAGACGGCATCCAGACGCCGGTACGTGAGTACATCCTGCTGGGAGCCCATGATTCTGTGGCCGAGGTTGGCGACTGGTGGGTCGACGGCAACAATCGGTACACAGTGACCGAATTGCTCGTGGCAAATGGCTACGAGCGCAAATGGCGTGTCCGCAGCGTGGGGCTGGAGCCCAATTATGGCTAAGATCGAGTTCAAGTTCAAGGACATCGAGCTACGCCGGGGTGTGGAAGACATGGAAGCCAAGGTCGACCGCGCCATGAAAGCCACCAGCAATTACCATGCGGTCGAGGGCACGGCCCACATGAAGGAGCATGCTCCCTGGACTGACCGGACGGGTGCTGCGCGTGCTGGTTTGCACGCTGTGGCCAGCACTCCGCAGCCCGACCGCTACGAAATCGTGTTTGCCCACACGGTGCACTATGGCATCTGGCTCGAGATCGCAAACAGCGGTCGGTACGAGATCATCATGCCCACAGTCCACCACGAGGGCAAGCTCATGGCTCAGCGTCTTCGCGGCCTCCTGGGGAGGCTCCGATGAGCAGAGCCGCAGTGCTAGATGCGCTCCGGGCCGATGTTGCGCTCGGGCAAATGCTCGTTCCGAGCAACATTCTAACGAACTACTCCAAAGAGGGTCCGCCTAACCATTTGGCTCCAGGGCCATTTGCAGTGATTCGTTGGGGTGGCAAAACGATTGACCCTGCGGTGAATCGCGGGCCCAGAGACGTGAACATCTGGGTTCACATCCCGCAACGTCAAAGCACTGACTACACGCGGATCGATCGAATCCTCAAGCGCACCAAAGAGATCATGCTGTCTCTGGAAGACGTTGCTGGCGCTGATGGGGCCCACTTGGTCAGCACGCGCTTCCTGGCGGAGAGCGATGATCTCGTTGACCCGGGATTCGAAACGATCACGCGCTACGCGACATTCAGCGTGCTCAGCAGAAGCACCTGAAGTCAAGTACGATAACCAACAGGAAAGGATGCTCTCATGGCGAATCAGATCACCCCACCGCCCTCGGATGTCAAGCCCGCAGAGGCCTCTGCACCCGAGGCCCAGGATTCGTCCTCGGGCAAGCGGAAATATCTCAAGTTCGTTGGCACGAAGAAGATCTCACCTTCGCATCGCGCCGGCAGTCACTACCACATCACCGAGGCACAGCTGGTGGAAGCCGGTGTGCCGCGCGAACGGTGCTTCAAGTCCAAGGGCTCTGGCAAGGATGCGCTCGCGGTGACCGAGGTCACCTTCGGCCCCGAGACCCAGCACAAGGTGCCGCTCGACGCCTTCTACAAGGAGGCCGCAGACCGGCTGTTGCAGGAGCCGGACATCATCCTCGTTGAGGAGTAGGGAACGCGTGAGTGCAATACCGATGCAAGGGCAAGGTTCACGGGGAGCTGTCGGAAGACGGTCTCCTCGTGTTCATGTGCTCCCACATCGCTTGCACAGGAGGGAAGAAGCGATCGTTCGTCCTTCACTACATGGACCCAAACACCGGCACCATCAAATACACCTCGCGACCATACCGGAACCCATTGAAAGGTAAGGAAAATGGCAATTGACACCGCATTGCCCTATGGTCTGAGGGACGTGAAGATCACACCCTATGCAGACGAGGGTGGCACCGTTCTCGGCGATACGAGCTACGACCTGCCGAACGCACAGACGTTCAGCTTCAACGAAACTGAGGAGTTCACCGAGCTCCGTGGCGACGACCGGCTGGTAGCGACGCACGGCAACGGCGCGCAGGTCGACTGGTCGCTGGAGGCCGGTGGCATCAGCCTCGTGATCTGGTCGATCCTGACGGGTGGCCAGCTGATCCAGTCCGGGCTGACCCCGAATCGCAAGGAGATCATGCGGAAGCGCGGCACCGACGTGCGTCCGTACTTCCGCGTGGACGGCCAGGTCATGTCGGAATCCGGCGGCGACATTGTGGCGCGCGTGTACCGCTGCCGCTGCAATGACAACATCGGCGGTGACTTCGGAGACGGTACCTTCCACATCACCAGCTGCTCGGGTGTCGGTCTGCCCCTGCTGGATGAGGCGAACGACCTGCTGTACGACATCATCCGCAACGAGTCCAAGACGTCGCTGACGCTCACCCCGGAGCCCAATCCGCTGCAGTCGCCGCAGAACCTGTCGGCTGGCACGACCACCGCCACCAGCGTCGTACTGACGTGGACGGAAGTTGTTGGCGCAGACGAGTATCGGGTGCAGAAGTCTTCGGACGCCGGTGTCACCTGGAGCCTCGTCGACGACGTGGATACCGCCACCATCACGATCAGCGATCTCACCGCCAGCACGGCCTACCAGTTCCGTGTGGCGACCAAGGTTGGCAGTGCGCTGTCGGTGTACTCGGCTCCGTTGCCGGTCACCACGCCTGCCTCAACCTAACCCAAGGCTCTCTGGGGCGCAGGGTGTGGCAACTCGACTGCGCCCCAGAGAATTCCATCTAGAGCCCAAGGAGGCCATGATATGCCCGAAATCAGCGAGCAGGAACTCGAAGAGCTCCGTCGGATCAGGGAAGAAGCCCTGGCTCAGGAGCGCGCTCGGAAATCTGCAGAGATCGAGGAGCAGGCCAAGAAGGCCGCACTCTCTGCCCTGGCGGAGGCTGAGGAGAACAAGTTCGCCGTCAAGGGCTGGGGCAAGGATGTCGTCCGTAAGACATTCGACATCCAGTGTCCCAGCGGACAGTGGTGCCACGCCAAGACTCTGACCATCGAGGACGCGATGTCGCTCGGTCTTCTGGACAGCCTCGATCTGTTCACCAGCACGCTCATGGCTCCGATCATGGCCAACGACGAGGACAAGGAGCGCGCTGAAGAAGAGCGCAACGCTGGACTCCTCAACAGCCTGAAGGATTCTGGCAAGCGAGCCAGCTTCTTCGGCACGGTGAACCGTGTGACGGCGCATTGTGTACTGAAGCCGCGCGTGGTCCTCGAAGACGACGGCAACCTCCCCGAAGGCACCGTCTTCGCCGACGATATCCCGTTCGCCGATAAGATGCACATCTTCCGGAGCGTGTTCGGGGGAATGGGGAATTCCACGATGAACACGTTTCGCGAAGGACCGGAAGGCAGCGTGGCAGCTGTACCAGATGGCGCTCCTGTACAGGACGCGTCCGAGTGACCTAGTCGGTTTGGAGGATCCGTTGCTGCGATACTACTTTGATCGAGGGCTGCGGATCTTCGGCGTAACGGTGCAGAACAGGGTCGATGATGCTGGCCATGCTGCGGGCCGTGGCGCCAAGAACAACCGGAATAGGGAAGCGCTTCAGAATGGTGCGCGCAAGCGCACCTTGGCCAAGCTGCTGGGCGAGGACATGGTGAGTAGCTCAGCTGGCTTCCGAGATCCGGCGAAGGCGGTGTGACGTGCCAGATTACGACCTTGGGCGTGCCCATGGCAAGATCGTCTTCGACGTTGACAAGAGTGGTGTTCGACGCGCCGAAGGCGCGATGGACCGCATGGAGGAGTCGGCCCACAGGGTAGCCGAGGGGTTCGACGAGGCTGAGAAGTCAACCTCTGCTTGGGAGAAGACCAATCGCAAGGCTGTGGGCACCACTGAGGCTCAGGCGCGTGCGCTCGATCGGTACAACCGCATTCAGGAGGAAGCTGAGCGCGCTGCAATCGAGCGTCGCAAGGCCGAAAAGGAGCTCAAGGAAATCCTCGATGCCGGTAAGGCTACCGAGGAGGAGATCCAGAAGGCCATCGAGAAGACCAACAAGGCCAAGGGCAAAGCGCTACAGCTCGCCAAGGAGCGCAAGAAGGCTGAGCGCGATGTCGAGCGAGCTGCAGCTGGCCTGCCTACTGAGCACGAGACCAAGCTCAAGATCAACACCAAGGACGCCGATCGGGGCGTCGATCGTTTCTTCGACAATGTTGATCGTCGTGCTGAACGTAGTGCGCGCGTCATCGCCAAGCTGGGCACAGGAACGATCAAGGCTGGTGCCGCGACGGCTGGTGTAGGTGCGCTGGGCGGGTTGCTGGGTGTAGCGGGGTCGGGTGCTACCGGCGTCGCAAGCATCGGCATCTTTCAGCTTGGCGCGGCGATCGCCGATCTGTCTGGCGCACTTGGTGTTCTGCCCGGCGTCGTGGGTGCAGGTGCCATCGCGATGGGCACGATGCAGCTCGCCACCAACCGATTCGGCGAGGCTCTCAAGGACCTCGGCACCGACGACTTCGCCGACGCGATCAAGGAACTAGCTCCGGCTGCACAGTATGTGGCCGTTGAGCTCAACACGCTCCTGCCCGTGTTCAAGAACTTCCAGAAGAACGCCGAACAGGCGCTCTTCGAGCCGCTCAAGGGTGTGACCACTGAGCTGACGACGACCTTCCTGCCGACGATCCAGGGTGCAACTAACCAGATCGCCAACATCTTCGGTCGCACCGGCGCTGGCCTGGCGGAATGGCTCATGAAGCCAGAACAGCAGCGCGACATCCAGAACTTCCTGTCGAACACCGTCGAGGGCTTCGAGCGCCTGTCGGATGCTGCTCAGCCACTGCTGCAGGCATTCACCGACATCATGACGGTGAGCGGCGAGTTCCTGCCCCAGATCGGTAGTGAGATCGCTGAGGCCGCAAAGGAATTCGCTGGCTGGATTCGCACCATGCGGGAGAATGGCGAACTCGCCGCGTGGATCCGCGATGGCATCGAGGAGCTGAAGACATTCCTTGGTGCGCTCAAGAACTTTGGGCTGGGTCTGGTGTACATTGGCCGCATCGCCAACGAGTTCGGCAGCGGTTTCATCGCTCTGTTCGAGAAACTTAGCCAGACTTTCCTTTCCTGGACGCAGAGCGTTGAGGGACAGGAAGCCCTCACCAAGTTCTTCATGGCCACGAGTGAGGCCGCGCGCGTGCTCATGCCGCTGCTTGAGAAGCTGGGCACGCTGTTGTTCGGCACCATCGGAGCAGGCTTGGCGCGCTTGGGAATTGAGCTCGCTCCGGCATTTAACTTCCTGTTCGAGACGCTGAATGTCGGCTTCCAGGATCTGATCCAGGTGCTGATTAACAGCGCACCCCAGATCACCCAGTTCCTCACGACGCTGGGCATTCTGTTCGTTGACATCATCAGACAAGTCGGACCGCACTTGCCGGCACTGCTCGGCAGCATTGCCGATCTGTTCTATAAGCTGGGCTTGGCTGTGGGCCCGATGGCGAGTGCTCTGGTACAGGGTGTCACCGCAATCATCAACGCCTTCAACGACAAATGGGAGACCATCGCCGAGAGCCTCAAGGGGTTCGCCGGTGCCGTTGCGAAGGCGATTGAGACCGGTGACTGGTCGGACGTCGTCGACCGCATCACGAATCTGTTCCAGCCCTTGGGCGATGCTGCGATGCAGGCTCTGCTCGAGACCATCGAGCGCTGGACCAAGGACATCGCACAGGCCGGTCTCAAGGTCATGATCGCCCTGGCCGACGAGATCATCCCCTGGATCGACATCAATGCCCCGACATGGGGCGAGAAGATCGTCAAGGGGCTGCTCGATGGCATGGTCGGAGCTATCCCGGTCATCGGACCGGTGGCCAAGAAGGTCCTTGGGGCGCTGAGCGATTGGTTCCCGAGTTCTCCGGCCAAGAAGGGTCCGTTCTCGGGTACCGGCTGGACGCCGTACCGTGGCAAGGCGTTGATGGAAGGCTTCGCCGAAGGCATCCTGGCTGGCGGAGCAAGCACCCAGAAGGCCGTGGGATCGGCCGTGGGAGGCGCGAGCGCCGGGATGAACTCCGGCATCAGCGACCTCGTCAAGGACCTCACCGAGCTCACGAGCTTTGGTCGGAATCTGCTCAGCTTTGTCCAGAGCATCAGCGACGTCGTGTTCCAGACGATCAAGTTCGCCACCACAGACTTCAAGACGGGCGAGAGCACCCTGCCAAAGCGCTTCGTGCGCAATGTGAGTGATGAAGAGCTCGCCAAGCGTCGTGAGGACAAGGCGTATCGCGACAGCCTCAAGGAGCAGAAGGAGAGCGGCACCGGTCCCACGGGCACTCTGTCGCCGGAACTTCAGCGCCTGCTTGACCAGACGAATCCGGGCGGAACAGGTGAAGCCGCAGTTCCGTTGATCCAGAAGGAAGACGGCACCTGGACTTCTCCGAACAAGGAGTGGGCCAAGCTCATTCAGCGTGAGTCGGGCGGCAACGCCACAATCACCCAAGGCATTCAGGACGCCAACTCCGGCGGGAATGAGGCCGAGGGGCTGTTCCAGATCACGCCGAGCACTTGGAAGGCGTACGGCGGCACAGACTTTGCTCCGAACGCGAAGGCCGCCACTCCACAGCAGCAGGCGATCATCGCTGCGCGGATCATCCAAAAGAATCCGAGTGGGTCTGACTGGGGTGCGAACCTTCCGGGGCGTGAGGACCCCGAAGAGCTGCTGAGAGGCTTGACGACTGCCAGTGCAACTAGCACGACGAGCAATCCATCGGCCAAGTCGAAGGCCAAGGCTGCAGGCACCGAGGAAACGCTCAAGCCTGCGACTGGCCTCCAGATGGAAGAAATCGGAGACGGTTTCTTCAAGGACAAGAAGACCGAGGCTGTCTATCGAGAGATCGATGGATCTTATTACAACGTCACCGATTTGGCTGTCGGCAAGGACGGCAAGCCGCTCCTCAACGAGGACGGCAAGCCCATCGCCCGCACGAGCGCCAACAAGAGCGCGTCTCGGCCGTCTGCGCCAAAGGCACGGGAGCCGTATGGGCTTCCGAGAGGCACCGATACCCATGGCTACGGGAATGGCAACGCCGATGTGTTCCCGGAGTGGGTCATGGCTCTGGCCGACCAGTTCGGCATCAAGCCCAGCACTTACAAGAACCACCAGGAGACAGACCGTAACGAGGCTGGATATGCACCAAATCCGCAGCGCCTCAACCGAGGAATCGACTGGGTTGGCCCGACCAAGAACCTGCAGGCGTTCGCCGAATATCTCGAGACGATACCGGACGCCCTGGAGCAGGTGATCTGGCAGAACCCCGACACCGGCCGCAAGACTGGCATATCTGGTGGGAAGATCAACACCGGATACTACAAGCAAGACACCTACGATGCCCATGGCGGCAATGATCCTAGCAACATCCACGTTCACACCCGGCAGTCGATGTCAATCCCGTTGCCGGGCGAGGATTATGTGCCTGGTGAGACGCCGACCAGCACGGGTGATTCGATCCTGGACGAACTCCAGAAGATCACGGCGAACACCGAGGAAAGCAGCAGCACCGAGGACAAGATGCTGCGCCAATTCCTCGATCAGAATCCGATCCTGAACGAACTCGTCACGGCCGCCCAGGATCCCAGTAGCTCGGATGAACAGGTACAGGCTGCCCTGGGCGGGCTGCAGACAGCCATCGACGCCCAAAACCAAATGGACACGCCTGCCAGCCGGTATCTTGCCGACCAGCTGAGTGGCATGCAGAGCCAGATCATGACAGATCGTGGCTTCGGCGTGGCCGACAATCCTGTTGATGCGGCACAGGGCATCGCCAATGGGGCGATGGGTCTGGTTGGCGACGTCTTCAAGATCATCGACGACACGCTCAAGTCCATTGAGTCGGCAAGCGAGATCAGCTCCACTCTTGTTCGCGGTATTGAGAATACCGAGGACATCATGAAGATCATCGACAACGTTCAGAGCTTCATCCAGCTGGCGGGAACCATCGCCCAGACGGTGACAGACGGCCTGAACTTCGCGAGCTCGATCGCGAGCATTGCCGGCGGAGCACCCGGTGGCCAGGGTGCCGTGGGCGGTCTTCAGGCGGCAGCGGCGATCTCGGGAATCATCACGTCGGTGATCCAATCAGTCAATGCCGCAATTGATCTGGGCCAGGAAGCGTACCGAATCACCAGCAAATACTACGGCAAGTTCCTCAGCTACCTGGTGGGTGCTGGCGAAGGTTCTCTGATGGGCGACATCAGATTCCTTCTGGACAAGAACGATTGGACGCTCAAGGCGTGGTCCGAGGACAATCCCGAGGACAAGCGCAGCCATCAGGTTCCGGCCTGGCTGCGAGATGAGCGGAGCGTCGCGGAGCAGGGTGGCAAGATCCGAGACCTCAACATGTACATCGGGCCTGGCACAGACCCGAATGAGGCCATGAACGAGGGCATGTGGCGCGTAATGACTGACCAGGGAGGGGTGTTCACCAGTGAGTATTAATCTCGAACCTGGCCAGTACCAGATCGGAGATCTGGTGTTCGGCCGTGGCACCATGTATCCTGTGACAAGCATTGAGATCCAGAGCTACCAAGTGCAAGCACAGGATTTCCAGGCGATTCGCAGCGACGAGGTGCAATTCGGGCAGGACAGCCTGCTGCCCGGCCCAATCGTGTTCGAGCTCGGCGTGTATGATTTCAAGCGAATCGCCAATGTGGAGCCGTACACGGGCCGTGTCTTCAACGAGGAGCCCTTCAAGAAGCTCCTCAACAAGCTCGCAGCTGAGTGGCGGGGTGACGACGTCCGCCAGAACTGGGGTGCGATGAAGGCGCTGAAATGCTGCGAGCGTGATGGTAAGGTACTTGTGTGGTACGGACGTCCCGGCAAGTTTCAGACCACCAAGCGATCTCGGAAATCGTCCTTCTTCACAGTGACTGCAGAGTTTCGTCGTGCAGACACGCTCATGTACTCCGACAAGGAGTCTGGCGTCGAGGTGCTCAAAGGCGATGTCCCGACAATCATCAATCGGGCTGACGGTGAGGCCAAGAGCTGGTTGCGCGTGGTGGGCTATGGCCCGCTGACGCACCCGGTCATCACCATCGGAGACCAGCAGGTCGAGCTTGACGTTGAGTTGGCAGACGGAGAAGCCTTCGAGGTCAGCTCGTATCCGTGGCAGCGTCGTGCCATCAACAATTCTGGACAGAACATCAGCTCGAAGCTGATCGGCGACACCCAGTACCTCGACCGGCTGCAACTCCCTCCAGCCGGAGTTCCGACGCCGGTACGGTGGACCTCCGACGAGATCAACACATGGGTCCCCGAGCTGGGCAATCAGTCCTGGATCGAGACGATCGACGGAGTGAACAACTTCAATCTCCCCAACACCTTCAAGACGATCCATGGCCGGGTGGTCGTGCGATTTGACCTGTTCAATCCGGAGTTCGCCGAGAAGTTCATCGGCTCGGGCATGCTTGGCGGAATCAGCGCCTGCCTGTACACCAAGAAGACCTTCGCCACGCGGAACCAGTACTGCGAAGCCAAAATCGTTGAGCCGTGGGGTGGTCGGAGCGGCATCGTCATCATGAGCAATGCCACGATGACCAACTTCGCACTGCTCGAGGTGACTTCAGGACCCAACAACGACTACCTCAAGATCCGTACTGGCAGCGCCTACAACACATACTCGACCGTCCGGGACAGCTGGAAGAATCCGAATAGCTGGAAAGAGACGGACGTGGTGGGAATCGGCTCCTCGTACGATGAGGACACCGAGAACACCACCTACACAGCGTATTTCAATGGCGATCCGGTCGCAGAGTGGACCGACGAGGAGAATGTCGTCAGCACAGCTGCGACCAATCGGTCACAGGGATTCATCTTCGACATGGACAGCCAGCTTCTGACCATCGGCACAGGGTTCAAGGACATTCTGGCCTACGACACCGGGACGGTGCAGGCTCCTACTGGCAGGGTGTTCGTGCTCTGGCGTGATGCATACACGGTGGCCTCATGAAAGCCCAGGACCGCAACCGATTCATCATCGAGGAAGCGCGCACGGGCCGAATCCTCACCCGCGATCTTCATGTACAGAATCCGAAGATCCTCAAGAAGCTCAGTGGCCCTTGCGTTATCGAGTTTGATGTCGATCACCGACACCCCTCGGTTCAGCACCCCGACGGTACAGGCCCCATCCTGTTCAAGCCCTGGGGCCACTGGTGTCATGTTGAGCGCGAGATTCGGGGCAAGCGCGTCATCATCGCCTCAGCCCTGTTCCAGCCCAGTGAGGTCGACCAGGAGACAGGCCTGCTGAAGGCGCAGTGGCAGGGCTTCTCGGGATATCCCAAAGACCTTCCCTGGCTACAGAACTGGAACCCGATCGCGGTCGATCCGTTTGAGATCGTGCATCGCATCTGGACGCACCTCCAGAGCTATAGCAATGGCAATCTCGGCGTACAGGTGTACTCTCCTGGGCCTGGCGGAACACGCGTCACTCCGCCAAACAGCAACACCGAGCTGCTTCCTGGATTCTCCTTCGACAGCCAGCAGTTCATCCAAGACTTCTTCGCCATCTTCATTCGGCGCGTTGACTTCACCGACTGCGGCGATTACATCAACAAGCTGGCTCGCGACATTCCGTTCGACTACTTCGAGGAGTCGGAGTGGAACGAGGATCACACAGCCATCAACAAATTTATTCGGCTCGAGTATCCGCACGGGGGTGTATTCCAGGATAATCTGAGTTTCCGGATGAACGAGAATGTGATCCGGGGCAAGAGCAAGATCGAGTCAGAGATTGAGTGGACCAGCGACATCGGTATTCGCGGCTGGTTCCCCGGCAAGGTCTACAGCTCTCAGATCAGCAATGCCGACCCAAACCGCTACAGACGCTTCATCCTTGAAGAAGATGCTCGCATCAACAGCACCGAGCGGTCTGAAGCCTGGGCGCATCGGCAGCTGACCAGACGTCAATTCCCCTCGTACTGGGAAACAATCACCATCAATATGCATCATCCGAATGCTCCGTTCGGTACGTGGGATGTCGGCGACCAGATCAGAGTACAGGGGCTGATGCCGTGGGTCGGATATGTTGATCAGGTGCACAAGATCATTGCGTGGTCCCTTGACGAGACGTCGGCGACATGCGAATTGACGCTTCGAGCTGAAGGTGCATTCAACTACGATCCGATCTTCTTCGAAGGCAAGCTTCCGAACCTTCTGGCGAATCCGAGTTTCACCGCCAGCATGTTCAACTGGACTGCCGCTATGGGCAGCTGGTCGCGTGACAGCCTGCGAGGCAAGGATTCTCTCGGAGCGGCTCGCGTCACGTGTAACGGCCAAGAGAAGCTGCTCCTGAGCGAAGCTGTACCAGTTGCGGCAGGCGATGATGTAACGCTGAGCACGTGGGTGTATTGGCAGAATCTCGTGGCCACCGACGAGCCGCTCGAGCTGATCCTCAACACCTACAACTCGGATGGCGAACTGCTCAACACCGTTGTGTTCGATAGCACATCGGGCTCTGGGGAGTCGCCAGGCTGGGTACAGCTCAGCAACGCATATACGATTCCCTCAGGAGTCGCGTCGATGCGGGCTGGTGCACGAGTCACCGAGGACGCCATGACCGGGTCTGTATGGTATGACGAGTTCTACTTCACGAAGGACGACTGATGGCCTACGAGTACGAGAGCAAGGAATCTCGGGCTCTGCGGTCTATCCAGAGCAAGAACTACCCTGACACCAACAAGGATTTCGTCAAGAATCTGAGTCGGCTCAACAGTTCTGTTGACTACATCTCGTCCTACATGATCATCATGCAAAAGGGCATTGATGACGCCAATAAGAACTTCATCGAGCAGATCCAAAGTTTCATCAATGATCTGATCGTTCTGTTTGCTGGCGGAGAGCCCACGGGCATCGAGCTCGGCGACCTCAAGTACATCATCCAGGCTCTGGGCGCGCTGTTCGGCTTCAACGGGCCATTCCCGATGAGCTTGATCAACGCGGTGCAGCACTTCTTCCTCGGGTATGTTGTTCCGCTGCCACAGTTTACAGACGTCATCACTGACACCATCATCGCCTGGGCTGAAGAGCTCGGGCTTGACCCAGAGTTCGTTGATGCGCTGCGCGAGCTCGCCGACGCCATCAATGATCTTGGCATGAGCATTGGCGATTTGTTCGCCAATATCATGAGTATCTTCAACATCTTTCAGATTCCAGAGCTCGGTACAGGACCGCTCGCCGAACTATGGGATCTGCTGGCAGGCATTTTCGATGGAATCAACGGGAATGCGCTGCGGCCGGTACTCCTCGCCATCAGCAACTGGACCATTCCGTTCATCGAAGGTCTCGCTTCACTGGTCAACTATCTGGACGACCTGGTCGACGGCCTTGCCAACGGAAAGTTCCTCAAGATAAACTCACCGCTGAATGCGGCAAATCTGTTCGGGGCTATCGGATCTAATCTTATCAAGGTCGTTCCTGCTGGTGCACTGACCAATCGTCGCGTTGAGCTAATCGACAATCCGCACTTCACCGAGGATGCCATCGCTCCGGGCAGCGAGTGGGCCGTGGACATGCTGTCGTCCCGCACCGACAATGATGGTACAGGTAGCGCGACGGTGATCGCCAACGGTCAGCCGCACGCCCTCAACACAGGCGCAAACAAGGACGACAAGATCCCTGTCGGCCCCGGACAGCGTATTCCCTTGGGCATCTACATAAGTCATGACGGCGCTGTCGCTACAGGACCGGCGATCATTCTGCAGGTTCGGCGATTCAACGGCAACATCCCCATCGTCGGCCTGTACGAAATTGGATCGTACACTCCTCCTGTTGAGGACCTCCCATGGCCTGGCCACAAGCTCGAGGGTGTCTACACAGTCGAGGAAGATGTCACCCACATCCAGGTGCGCGTGTACGTCACCGAAGCCGCTCTGGCGGGTCGGTATCGCATTGACGATGTGGATTTCGCCAAGGTCACCGACCTGGCCTTGATCCCTGGTCTGACACAAGCCTTGGAAGCGCTTGAATCTGGCCAGCGTGCTCTGCAGCACGCAATCGCCAACGCGGTCAGCAGCATCCCGATCATCGGCGATGGGCTCGAGGACCTGATCAATGCGCTACAGAACTTCAATCCGGCCAATATCGCTGGAGCCCTGGGCAGTTCACTGCTGAAGGGCGACCTGTTCGGGATCATCCGACATATGATCGCTGCGGCGCGTGGTGTTCCGGTGTCAGCGGTAGCCGAGGATGCCACGCTCGCAGACCTGTACAACGCGATGAATGCGGCGCTCAACAACGTCGCTGGATCCGATGAGACAACCTTCGTCGATACCACGACATTCGTTCCGGTGAATGCGGCTTGGACCAACTACATTGATGTCGTCGGCGTGGGCAAGGGCCAGGACGGCATGGACGGTCCGACGGTGCCGCCGATCCCCGGCGTGTTCGGACAGGGTGGGCACCTGGGAAAGGTGCTCGCCACCACATGGGTCAAGGGTGTCCACTACGACAATGATCTCACCGGCGTCCAGGTCACCTTCAACAGCAATGGCTCTGTGACCTTCTCGATTCCCGGTTACAGCCTCACCTGTCCTCCTGCAAGCGGACCTCCGCGCCAATTCCAAATCGGAACAGGCTGGCACGGCAAGGGTCCGGGCACATATGTCTACAACGACCGCCCATACGCTGCTGGCGGAACACAGAACCAGCCTGGAGGCAACGGAATTGGACCGGGTGGCTCTGGCGCTGGTGGTGGCGTGCTTCAGAGTGGTGGCCGAGGTGGACCTGCTGGCGGATGGGTGCGTCGGCGTGCAGCTGAAGCAGAGAATCCGTCTACTGGATCAGACACGACGCCTCCGACCCCTCCGAAAGTTAGCGTTGTCAATGCGACGAATGACACTCTGTATCTGCTCCCGAGCGGAAGTGTGGATCAGTAATGGCTAATGATGTCAGCGGCTTGGCCGGATATCTGTTCTACCTTGATGACTCAACGGCACCCCTCAACCCAGAGCCGTTTCTGCCGAGCTCTGGTCTGCCGTATCCCATACGAGGCCTTGACGCAAACACTGACTATAGCAATCGCATCTACGTCACGGCGATCGACAATGCTGGCAATGAGACCGACCCCATCCCGCTGGAGGAAGCTCTCGACGAGCTGAGCCCATTCCCTGCCAGCACGCTCAGCCCCACGCCAGAACAATCGCCCATGAACTCAACTCGCACCACTGCCATCGACAACATCATCAAGCGATGCATCGCGGCTGGTGCGGGTCCTGGTGTGACGGTGGGGATTACGAGCCCGTGGGGATACTACCTTGGCAGCTTCGGTGAGGGCACCGGTGTCGACCGACATTTCCTCATGGGCAGCCAAACCAAGAGCTTCCTCAGCTGGGCTGTGATGATGGCCATCGACGAAGGCCGTCTCTCTCTCGACACCACAATCAACGACATTCTCGACACGCCGTGGAGCACCAATCCGACCATTCAGCAGCTGATGATGATGCGGTCGGGCATGTACAACTACCAATCGGACTCGGCATTTGGTCTGCAGGTGGTGATGAACCCTGCGATGTCGTACAGTCTGCAGCAAATGATCGCCAAGAGTCGCAACGGCGCCAAGCAGTTTGAGCCTGGCGAGAAGTATGACTACAACAACGGAAACTCGTTCGCTCTAGCATTGATGCTCGAGGAAACGGACCCCGAAGGCCGCAAGATCCACGAAATCATCAAGCAGGACATCCTTGATCCGCTGGATCTCGTCAACACGAATTTCCCTACTGTCACCAGCGGACCTCCGGCACCTTCTGCCGCCCTGTACTCGTGGAACTTCTTGTTGTCGCTCATCGGCATCAAGCTCCGCCAGAACGTGACCGTGCAGAACCCCAACATCACATGGGCGGCTGGCTGTATGACCAGTGTCGTTGGCGACATGCTGAAGTGGGGCAAGGAGCTTCGCGACTGCACGCTGCTGTCACCAGAATCAGCCGATCTGATCCACACAACTCACATCATGTATCCGAGTGCACCCTATGGCCTCAACAAGGACGGTGCGACAGAATTCGGATACGGATTGCACGGCCACATCAAGGTTGGCTCCTGGCGGGGATCCGACGGCAGTTGGATCGGCTGCGACTCTGCGACAATGTACGAGCCCACCACCGGCACCATCATCACGGTGTACGAGAACTTTCAGACGCCGGGATTGCTTTCCTTGGCCACAGTTTGGCACGAATGCGCGGAGTATCTGATGCCGGGGTCGGCGACGTATCCGGGCTACCAGACCGGCGAGAATGCGGCAGGTACGGTCGGCACCTCGCTGAAGAAGCTTGGCACGTTGTCCGAGGGTGCGGTGTTTGCTCCTGGCACCGAAGGCGTTGAATTCGACAATGCGAGTGCGGTCAGCACGACTCGGGACGAAACCGCAGCATTCACCATCGCGTCCGATGCAAAGGCATTGGTGGCCTGGGTTTCTGCACAAGGTAGCACGGACTGGGGAGGCGCAGCCGTCAAGGCCAAGATTGATGGCATTGAAATGGAGAAGGTTGTATCGACAACCGATGGCACCACCTCCGGGAATGGCCTGGTGTGCTTCCGCCTCCTCAATCCGCCGACCGGGGCGAACAAGAAGGTCACATTCGAAGGGATGGGATCTCTTGCACACTATTATGCCAATGGCGCAGCCTCGTACAAGAATGTCGGGTCCTTCGGAGCGCCTGTGAAGAACAGGGGTTCGGGGTCGTCTGCCAGCCTTACTGTCGGCGGCACAACATCTTTGGATATGGTTGTGGGCGGATACTACTTCCAGGGTGCGCACAACTCCTTCAACAAGAATGTTCGTGGTGTCAGAGGTCAGGCAGCATTCGTCAACCAGGGCCTGTTGTTCGGAGACTCTGCCGCTGGCGGAGACGTCACCTTGACCGAGACATTCACGAGCTCGATTCAGTGGTCTGGGACGGCGTTCGTTCTTCGGGCTGAGGAGGGCTGATGGCTGTCGCATGGTGGGCTGAGAGCTTCTCGATAATACAGACCGAGCTTAACCAGCTCGTCAATGAATCTGTCGGTGACCAGAGCCAGTATGGCCTTGCTACCGTTGAACTCCAGAAGCTTCGAACTCAAATGGAGGCAATCGCTTACGACTATCTAGTGTCGTCGGCGACTGAGTTCAAGAAACTCTCCACGAGCGCCTCTGCTGGACAAGTGTATTTCGCCAACATCCAGACAGCCGTGAAGAAGCTCGTGACCCAAGCGCTTGCCGGAGTCACAGCTCCGGTAACATGGCAGGGCACAGGCCCGCTCCCGACAGGCGTCGGCATCCCTGCCCAGAACAACTGGACAGCACCGGCTGGAACCGATGTGTACATCGCAGCCGTCATGGACCGCTCGGGCAGCTTCACCGGCGCGACATTCGGTGGCGAAGCGGGCACTCTGATGGCAGAAGTGTTGCACAACAACGACGCTAGCAAAGGACGTACGGCGTTGTGGCGTTTCGCAGGCAAGGGCGACGGCACCAACAAGACCTTCTCCATCACAGGTAGCGGCTCTGGTTGGTTCGGCGTGTGCATCTTTGCCTTCTCTGGCGTTGTGTCGGTCGGAACACCCGTGACCACATACGGATCGAGCGCTTCGCCTTCGCAGATGGTCACAGAACCGGGGGTGCAGATACTCGGACGAGGCGCTGGCGGAGCTGGCGTCGGCACACCAAGTGCCTTTTCTGGTGTGACCAACAGAGTCAACCAGGGCATCAACGGTTCGAGCCTCGCAGTCAATCAAGTTGAGGTGCCAGGAACAACAGGGGCAACCACGCAGAATTACCCTTATGGGTACATCTTCCTGCCCCTCCGGAATACATAGGAGATCGAGTTGAATACAGAGTTGCAGGCGATCAAGGACGCAATGAATGCCCTTGACTTCGATACTGCGCGTGATCTGGCCAAGCTGTATGTCGAGAGCCACCCGGAGGAGTTCGTCGACTATTACCAGATTGTGGAGGAGTCGGCCAACGAGGAAGAAGCGATCGCCAAGGTCGTGAAGTCCATTGAGGTGCTGCGAGCTGCAGGCCTCACCCAGCAGCAGTATCGCGGTGAGACCTTCCATCTGTTCCGCTGGGACCCGCAGAACATTGGCGCCACAACGGAACCTGTGGTGCGCAATCCAATCCCGCCGACCGTGAGGAATGACTGAACATGGCGAAGGCATATTCTGTCACGCTGGCTGTAGCCCAGGGGATGCTCGGTGGTAGCACCAGCTACGCCGAAGCTCTTGGGTCCTCGCCAAAGATCAAGATTTACTCAGGCACTCCACCGGCCAATGCTGGGGCTGCGCTGAGCGGCAACACGCTACTGGCCACTCTCACATGCGCAAGCACGCCTATCGCCAGCCAGAGCGATACTGGCACTGCCGCGCGTGCGACGTGGGCCACGATCGCGTCTGCGGTGGCCGCAGCCACAGGTACGGCCACCTTCTTCCGCACCACCACGTCGTCCGACACAGTGATCGACCAGGGTACCATCGATACTACTGGTGCAGACCTCAACATGTCGACGACGTCGTTGACCGCTGGGTCCACCATCGCAGTGAGCTCGCGGACAACAGACTTTCCGTACGGCCCATAGGAGACAGCATGGCATTCATCCAAAAGCAGGGCTACTGGAAATCCGAGAATGGCTGGCGCATGTGTGACACAGCCGAATTGGACTACACGGCTGTGCCGGGGACCAGCTTCAAGCTCGGCGTTCGCAAGGGCTCGCCCAACATCATTCTCAAGGCACTGATCTGGCGTCTTGACAAGATCGAACCCATGATCACGTCGCAAATCGGTTGCTACACAGCCGAAAACTCGATGGCGAACAGCAACCACAACTCTGCGACGGCGATCGACTACAACTGGAACAAGCACCCCTACCAGAAATGGGGGACATGGCCGAATCGTGCGGCCGTCGATAAGATCGTCGACGATTTCCGCGGAATCATCGAGTTCGGCGGTGACTGGACCTCGCCGCGTGACGAGATGCACTTTGAGCTGCACTTCGCCGAGGGGCATGCTGGCACCGAGGCTCTCGCCAAGGATTTGGCCAATGGCCTATGGGGTATCTGGAAGCCCGGAGCAGCCCCAGCCCCCACCCCCGCGCCTGGCGGAGGGAACGACGGCATTCTGCGGATCGGCTCCGAGGGGCCGGAGGTGCTCAAGATGCAGCGCGGTATGAACTCTGTGTTCAAGAATTACCGCGCCATGCCGCTGTTGGAAGACGGCATCTTCGGGGCCAAGACCAAGGAAGCTGTCGTCGAGTTCCAGCAGCGTTCACTCATTGATGTGGACGGTGAAGTTGGCCCGCAGACCAAGGCGAAACTCGCCGAGTACGGCATCGTGCTGACCGGAGCGACTGCTCCGACCGCTCCGCCAGCCATCGTGCCGCAGAAGGTCTGGCCTCAGACCGCCAGTGACCGTGAGCTTCTGGAGTACATTGCGGCGCAGCTCGGGCCTGGCGACCCGTCGTGGCCGATCAAGCTCGGCAACAACGAGAAGGGCGATCCGCTCACGGTTCGCGATCGACTTGGCTTGACGGCCAAGGACATTGAAGAGATCAAGGGAAGGCTGTCGCAGTGAAGAATCTGTCGAATTACTGGAAGGCTGGCATTGCGCTGGTAGGTACGGCTGGCACAGCCGTGGCTACCCTCGCAGCCGACGAGAATGTTCGCACCGCCGTGGGGGAATCGGGTGTCACCTGGCTGGCTGTTGCCGGTGTCGCCCTCACGACCGCGCTGACCTGGCTCAAGCGCAACGAGCCCACGGTCACTGAAGCAGAAGAGATCCTGCGCCGTGCAAAGGAACGCGCATCCTCGTCCCCCTCTGCATAGGAGGCTGGGCGCAGTGGCTATGGTGCTGGTACTCGTATTGACCTGTGTGTCGTGTCCGCAGGCTGAGAGCTCAGCCGACGGCAGTGACCGGCACCATAGCCAGCTGTGCAGGGATGAGGAATACGCCAAAAAGCATGCAGTCGAGTGTGGCCGGGTGCAGAGTGGCCCCATATCAATCACGCCTCCGACTGGCGGACACGGTGGGGGAGCTCCGCGCCGAGGTTTGATCGGGAGGATCCTGGACAAAGTAGGGCTGGGAGGGCTCCTCTGATGTTCCGTCCAACAGACTCTCGACGCTTGCGCAGCATATTCCGCAAGCCTCGTCGGATTGACCACGGCAGAATGTACGTGTCGTGTATGATGGGGCTCTGGGTGTGGTCTCTGTCATTGCTGGTGATCGGACCTGTTCCGAACTCAACCATCGACGAGCTCACAGACTATGTCCAAAACATCCTTGCTTCATGTATTTTCATCGGCTCGTTCGTGTGTCTGTGCGGCATCGCCATCGGCACTAAGTACGTCCTCCCCAAAGCGGATATCCGCTTGTGCTACCGCTTCTCGTTGTGGGGAATTCCCGCCTTGGCGGGGAGCGTCGGAACGTACGCATGGGCCATCGCCCACAATACTGGCTCATTTTGGGTATCGGCGTATGCAGCTTCTATCGGAACATTCATATGCCTCGGAATCGTCTGGAATGGGCTAGATTTGCTCTTCGAGATTGCTCGACTGAATGAGGAGATCAATTACCTCAAATACGGTGCGGGCTCTGAAGAGCGGCTAGAGGACAGGGACGATGAACGGAAATGTTGATGTTGGCTGGATCCTCACATTCCTGGCCATCGTGTCTGCTAGCGGGCCAGTGCTTTCCGTTGTCCTTGACTATCGCAGCCGCAAGCGTCAGGCAGAGGCAGAGGCGAACAACAAAGATGCCGATACCGGGATAAAGAAGGTTTCTGAGCAGGAACTTTCGCAACGCGTTCTGTCAATGAATGATGAGCGCTGGATCACGCGTGAGAAGCGCTGGCAGGAGCGCGAAGACGCTCTCGAGCGCGAAATTCAAGAGCTGCGAAAAGAGATGGATAATTTGCGCTCTGACATGAATGCCTATCTTGAATTCATCGCCAATGATGAGCAGTGGCATTTCTATGACCGGATGCACCGCATCCAGAACGATCTCCCTGCGCCACAGGATCGGATCACATTCCAGCAGTTCATGGAGTCGCGCCGAGAGGCAGCGGGGAGGATGTAACATGGAACTCAAGGTTGGCTCAAGCGACGCGAACACTGATGGTGAGGTAACTCGCTGGCAGAACTGGGTAAAGCGGTATGCCGCAAGCTATTCCGACATCGTGGGCCCCATCGATGGGTACTATGGCTACTCGGATGCCGACTTCACCCGTGAGCTACAGCGCCGTCTGGGGCTGCCGATCACCGGCGTGTTCGATGACGTGACAGCCCTACATCCAAAGGTCAATTACCGCTGGAAGGGGCAAGGCGCTGGGCAACCAGCCGCACGCCGGAAGATCTGGTTCTACTCCAATCCCGGTTCGGGCGCAAACGAATTCGTCGGTCCATCGTTCGAGGTCGGCGAGTTCTGCAAGAACGTCCTGAAGATCAACCACCAGCCGGTGCATTCGGCCATTGGCGGATATCTCGGACTGATGGGCGGCGACCCCAAGTTCAGCTACAACGACGTCATCTATGACCAGTACAAGTCGCTGGAATGGTTGCTGGACAACAATCCTGACATCAAGGACCCAGACGTCGAGTTCTGGTTCTCGGGCTACTCGCAGAAGGCCGACGGCCTCGAAGACGCACTCGAGATCTTGTTCGGCGATGGGGGATTCACCATCCCCAAGACTGGCGAAACCGTGGGTCCGGGTAAGTACCGGCACCTGCGGCCAAGAATCAACGGCACCATACAGTTTGGCAATCCCAGCAAGCAACCCGGCCCCACGCGCGTCGGGAATCGCCCACCCGGAAGCGGCATCTCCCGCAAGAAGCGGCCGCAGTGGCTCACCATGATGACGTGGGATATCGTCACCACTTCCCCAGGGGCACCGGACTTTTACGCTGCCTGCGACGATGACATCCGACCGTTGTTCTACGAGTGGTTCATCAAGGCCGACACCGAACTGCCCTTCGTGGTGTACACGGCGCAGATCATCATCCCGGCGCTCCTGAATCTTCTGGCTCCATTCTTGGGAGGCTTCGGAGGGGTGACGAGCCCGCTGGCTGGCGGGATTCTGGCGAGCGCTACCGGCTTGCCGATGAACCTGCTCCACGGCCTGCTCAGCGGGGTGGCAGCAGCCGACAATGCTCCGAACCCCAAGCTCATCGAACTCCTCAGCGTGCGTGGTGTTCTGACGAACATCCCGCAGCTCATCAAGCTGCTGACCAACATCTCCGGCGTCCAGACGCACGGCGAATACCACCTTCCGAAGCCAGAGTTCAACGGCCGCAGCGGAATCCAGGTCGGCTGCGACATCGTTGCGGGCTTCCGGCGATAAGGAACACTCATGGAACGCGTGACAGTTTACCAAGACAGCAACAACGAATGGCGCTGGCGGTTCAAAGCCAGCAATGGCCGGGTGATGGCTGACAGCGGCGAGGGTTACCAGAACAAGCAGGACGCCCTCACAGCGATCGATGCTGTGTTTGGCGGGCTTCCGCCAGAGGTGGTGGATGAGGCTGGCGAGCAGCTCCGGGTAGTGCCGAACGACCCAGCGCTCGAGGCCGCGCTGACGCTCTTGACGCTGATGACAGGGGACGACTGGGACCGCCCGAAGCTCGTGAAGTGCTCAGCGAGCTTGCGCCAGCACGCTTGCGCAACGCTCGTGAAGCAAGGTGTTGGCGTCGCAGAAGCAGAGGCTATCGTGGGCGAGCGGTGGGCCGAATACGGGAGCCCCGAACCAGCTGAGCATACGCCTGTAGCTGCAACGGCCGATCGCTCGGCAGAAGCCAACGTAGCACCCAAAATGGATCTGTCTCCGGGAACGCCTCCCACCGGCGAGGAGCTTCGGCTCAAGGCGCGCAGCCGTATCGACAGATGGCGCAAAGAAAGAGCCGGAGCCCCTGAGGACTCCGGCTCCGATACTTAGCCAGACTAGATTTCCAGCGCGGGCTGCTCGTCCTCCTTCTTGGAGTCCTTGAGCTCCTTGCGAGCTGCCTTGACGGTGAACTTGAAGGCTTCGCCGAACTCGCGATTTCCGCAGACCGGGCCGATGCCCAGGTAGACGCTCAGCTCGTCGGTCAACGTACGGGTGCAGACGCAGCAGCTTCCGTAGATTGCGCCGAACTCCTTCATCTCCTCGTAGCTCATCCGCTGCTCGGCGGTCAGGCCTCGGAGCGGACGCTTGCCCTCGTACTCGAAGTGAGCGGTGAAGACGGTGCCAGCAGTCTCGTCGTGGCGGTTTTCCTCGACGACCAAGCGCTTGGCGACCTGGTGGCCGCGCTGGGTTTTGTAGACCTTGTAGATGGTACCGTCGGCGACGCGGTACATGCCATCCTCCAGTTCGTCGGTGGCAGGCTTCGCCTTCTCGGCGACCGGGGTGATGTGGGTTCCCTGGATTTCGACCGTCTCACCAGCCATCTCGGTGGTCCCGATGACCGGATCTGCGCCCTTGATGGGCATGCTCTTCAGCCAATCGATCAGGTTGCTGGCATCCTTCGAGCTGAAGGGCTTGTAGCAGAACTCGTAGCCGTCCGATGCACCGTGGTTGTCGACGACGTACGCCAGCGCAGCGTTGACGCGTTCGCCGAGCAGGTCGCTACTCATGGCCTTCCTGATCTCATCCATGACATACGGGGTGCCGTCCACACCCTTGTCGTCGCGCTTGATGGCCCAGTCGATCATCAGGCGGATGGTCGACGCCCGAGAGACGGCCTTGTGGCGGTAGTCGCTACTCCACGCGCGCTGCTCGAGCAGGTCCTTGATCCAGTTGATCTGTTTGTTGGTCGCGGGCTTGACGGTCGCGGTCGCGTTCATTTTGGATTCCCTTCTCCGGTGTCCGAGGCGCTTTGGGTAGCCTCGCTGACAAGACGAACGTTACGGCAGAAATTGCAGTTTCGCTACTCCTTCCAAAAGTCAGCGCTCACGGCGCGTGGATCCGGCTCACCTACCAGGACGAATCTGCTGCAGTTGCACAGAACGCCTTTCGGCGTCTCCCAGCAAGCCGCATGGCCGCCAGCGCGCGGCTGGTAGTGTGAGGACCACGGATGTCCGCAGGTGCACTGGTCTACGGCGTACCGGGTGATGCGGAGAAGCTGCATTCCCCGCATCACCCACTGCCAACGCTCCATCAGGCGATGGCCCGGATCAGGGCCAGCACCGCGCGGCGCATGTCGTTCTCCGGCATGCCCGTGATGACCGCGACGGACTTGCCGTCGCGGTTCACGACCCACTTGCGGCTGTCGTCTTCGCCGATTGCGAGAGCGTCTGCCACCTGGCGGTCGTCACGGTATGCCGTCACGCTATCGCGCAGCGTACGGACGGTGAGATCGTCCTCATCGGTGTCATTGCCGGCCAACGCGGGAACGCTCAGCGCCTTCACGATGCTGTCCACCTTGTACATGAAGTTCAGGCTGTGGTCCGCGCTGCGGACTGCCCCGTCAACCACCTTGTCCAGGTAGTTGTAGCGGACCAGAACTTGCTCGACCTGCCCGCGCTCGAAGGTGATCGCACTGGCCACCGTTTTGTCGGCGATCACCTGCTCGCGGGACGTCCATCCGAACTTAGCGGCAACTTCGGCGATCTGCATACGCTGGTTGACGTTGGTGATGGGCATGAGGCCTCCTGGGCTCGTGGGGATGATTGCGCCCCGAACGTTACGCCACCGCGCCGATTCGGGCTACTGCCTTCTACATGCGTCGTCGTAGGGGTGGCAACAATATTCGGCCCGGAGTAGCGCGAATCGGGTCGGCTAGAGTAACGTTCCTCCTGTCCGCCTCCCCCACATCCCCAGGAGCCCCGATGAGCATCACATTCCAGCCCGGTCAGCAGGTCGAGGTCTACTCCGGCGACAACGTGCTGCACCCCGAGACGCTGAAGCCTTTCTGGTATCGCATGGTCGTCACAGCCGGACCCTTCGAGCTGAATACCGGCCACGAGGGGTACCGCGTCCTCGGTCCGGGGAAGCCGGAGCCGTCATTCGACCAGTATTGCAAGGCTGCGAATGGGATGCGTCCCGTCGCCGACGTCGATCCCGAGCTCGCTGCCCGGTACGACGCGTTCCGGAAGTGGGTCGGCAAGTGATCCGGCTGGCACGCCGCGCAGGCTACTGGGTCTGCAAGCGGTGCTGGCAGGGCAACCTTGACGGAGAGAAGTGCCTGTTCTGCGGGAGGGCCAAGTGAGCGAGCTGTGCGCCCTCTGCGGGCACGAGTTCGAGGAGCACTACTCGCAGGGCGACTCGAACGGAAGGCTGGTGCAGGGTTGCGAGGCTGATACCAGCACGCCCTGCCCAGCCTACAACCACCGCGACCCGGAGCGTTGCGAGTGCGACTACGTTCCCTGCGACTGCCCCGGATTCGAGCGCGAACCCGGCACCGACCCCGACATCACCGAAATCGACATGTACGACCCGGAAGGACGATGAAATGGCCAAGGAAAGCATCATCAACCGAGTGCAGAAGCTGCTGAACCTCGCGATGGACCAGAGCGCCACCGAGGACGAGCGCAAGCTCGCCCAGGAACGCGCGGACGCGCTGATGGCGCAGCACATGATTGACCAGATGGACCTCAAGCCCGAGGACCCCAGTCGGTCGCGCGTCACCAGCACAAAGTGGGAGTTCTTCTTCGAGTTCGAGTTCGCAGCGCAGCTAAAGGACTTGCTCGCAGCCGTCGTCCGGCACGCTACCTGCCGTGCCACGAGCACGCGCAGGATCGCCAAGGTCGGCGAGCCCAACATGGTGGTGACCATTGTTGGTACGCCTGAGAACATCGCCTACGCCGAGCGCCTGTGGATGGTCGTTTTCACCGAGCTCACCAGGAACATGTTCCCGAAGGTGGACCCCAACGAGAGCTTCGACAGGAATGTGTACAACTTCGTGAAGGCTGGCTTCAAGTGGCAGGAGATCCATGAGCTGCTCTGGCGGCACAAGGACGATCCGCGTTGGATGGAATTCCCGTTGAACGACCCGTATCCGCCAGAGAAGCAGAGCGAATATAGCTGGCATGCCAAGGTGTATGGTGGCGACGGCGGACGTCTGAAGCGTGCCTACACTCGTGAGGTCAAGCGTCTCGGCGAAAGCAGCGCGCACCACACCACGCGACATGGCGTGTACCGCCGGAGCTATGTGCAGAGCTACTCGAGCACAATCTCATTGCGGCTGCACGACATGCGGAGCAAGAGCGAGGACGCTGTGAGCGATCGCGACAAGTTCGCTCTGGCGGTGCGCAGCTCGCAGGACGAAGCCGACGCCGAGTTCTATCGGTTGTTCCCGCAGTTCGACCCGGAGAACATCCGCAAGCAGCGTGAGGAGATGCTCCGCCAGGAGCAGATCCGTTGGCAGAACATGACTCCCGAGGAGCGGGCTCGCGCGGAGAAGGAGCGCCTCAAGCGTGAAGAGCGCGCTCGCAAGCACTGGGAGAAGACGCGGGACAAGAGCTACGACCAGGCTGGCTGGGCGCGCGGCAGTGCTGTGGCCAAGAAGGTCAATCTCAACGATGACACGCAGATCCACCACAGCAAGAAGGAGATTGGGTGATGTGGATTGACGACTGGCTCGAGGCAGCCTACGAGGAGCGCACCGAAGCTCCCGACGATCTGGACAACGACGAGTGGTGGCTGGAGGACGATGGTGATGAGTGACCAAACGCTCAAGCTCGCAAGCGAACTCAACGAGGCAGTGATCGCCTTCCGGGACGGCTACGTCTACGGCAAGAGCCTCACCCGAGCTCTCGACAAGGCCATCCTCATGGCCAATGCGGCCGACCGGCTGAACGGCCATCTCCTCGAAGTCATCAACGATCAGCAGTAGCAACACACCTGACCATCAGCAGCTAGGCTAAGCCTTACCTCGTCTCAGAAGGGAATCTGACACATGAGCAAGACCACCTCAGCCATCGCCACGGGCAAGACCGCTGCAGTCTCCGCCCTGGCGGAGAAGCACGGCTGGACGGCCGACACGAAGGAAGACATCAAGAACGACATCACCACCCTAAAGCTCACACGCGGCGATGAGTGGGTTGAGATCCGCTGGGACAGGAACTCCTGCAAGGAGATGCCGACAGTCTGCCACGAAGGGCAGCTCAGGTACGTCCGGAACGTTGCAGCTGCGAAGCGCGTCCTTGAGGCTACTGCCGAGCAGAACGCGGAGCCTTTCCAGAAGCGGGCTGTGGCCAAGCAGGCTGCGCGCAAAACCGCGCCTGCCAAGCGGCCTCGCCGGAAGGACAAGCTCGTGGAGGCGCTCCCCGACAGCGACGACCAGCAGATCAAGGAAGCCCTCCTCGGCCGGAAGATCCTCTGGCGAAACAGCACGAGCGGCGAGTTTGAGGAGGATGTGGTGTTGGCCGGCAAGAATACGAATGGCCACTACTATGTGTCCCACGAGGGTGAGAAACGCCAGATCAACTTCATCGGCGCATATGGTTTTCGAGCGGTGAAGATTTCTGCGATTGCGCAGGTCAGATAGGCAAAACGAGTAGCCCGAATCGGGTCGAATAAGGTACGATTGTCTTATCCAATCGGAAGCAAGAAGGGAATCTCAAAATGGACGTTCGTACCCTCACCTCCAGGGATCGCAAGGTTGCCGCCCAGCTGGCCCAGCTGGCCTCTGACGACCAGCTGACCTACCGGATAGCCGAAGGTGCTCGTCGGGCCAAGATCGGCCGTACCGTGTGGTACGAGATGGCTGCAACTCGTGTGTCTGACGGTAGGCAGTACCCCTATTGGCTTGCCAAAGACTCGGGTAGCTTCCGTGGCTCATTCCTGGACGGCTTCGACCTGTAGTAGCGCGAATCGGGCCGATGGGGTAACGTTCGGTCTGTCAACGAGGAAGGGAATCCAATGGCCACCATCACCGACCGCGAAAGCCTTGGTCAGCTCGCTGAGGCCGAGGGCTGGGACGTCAACCAGGGCTACACCAGCTCCACCTACACCAAGGGCAGCCGGAAGATCTTCGTGAGCTTCCACCGCTTCGGAGCTTTCCGCTGGAGCAGCTATGCTGGCTCCGGTTCGAAGACCACCAAGATCAATGACGTCAAGTTCTGGCTGGGGGTCTGACGGTGAGCGAGCGCGAGTGGAAGATCTGGTTGGAGGACGGCAAGATCGTCCTGCTGACCGACGGGTACGATCCGGCGGTCGTCGAGAACATCAAGCTGTACTTGCCGACGCCGCGCTCGTTCCGGCGTACCACCAAGACGTGGCACGTCCCCCAGATGTGGGAGACCTGTGTCGCCCTCCGCCAGCTCGCCAATCGGCATCGAGCCGACCTGAAGATGAGCGACGAGCTCAGATTGTGGGCCATGGGTGAGAAGCTCCGGCTGGCGAGCATCCCCGACGTCAACGAACACAACGTGCTGCAGCCCATCCCGAACATTGAGCGCGAGCTGCCAGCCATGGCGGAGGCGCTGAAGGCACGCCCCTTCCAGACAGTGGGCGTTCGGTTCGCCGCCACGGCACGGAACGTTCTGATTGCCGACCACCCCGGTCTGGGCAAGACGCTGCAAACGATCGGCGCTGTGGCCGAGAGCGGCCTGAAAGGACCCGTCCTGGTAGTTGCCGCGCCGAAGTCGGCTGCCGTCATTACCTGGCCCAACGAGCTGCGGCAGTGGGTGCCGGACGACGTCGTGATCCCGATCTCGGGGAGCATGAAGCCTGCAGAACGCGCGGAAGCTGTCGAGCGCGCCAAGGCTTACGCCGAGCACGGCGACAAGCGCGTCTGGGTCGTCACGAGCCCCAACTACGTTCGCATGCGGGCTGAGCTCGACACCTACGGCAACTATGTGTACGAGGGTGGCCAGAAGATTGTGCAGCCGGTACGCGAGGCTCTGCAAGGGCTGTTCGACTTCGAGTGGTCAGCGATCGTCGTGGACGAGTCGCACAAGACGCTCGCCTGCGGTACGGGTAACCGCAAGAAGTGGTCTGCACAGCGCCTGGGTCTAGAGCTGCTCCGGGTGAAGAAGGATGGGCTGCGGATAGCTCTGAGCGGCACACCCTTCCGGGGCAAGGAAGACAACGCCTACGGCACCTTGCAGTGGCTGCGACCCGACCTGTACACCGGATTCTGGAAGTGGGCTGAGAAGCACTTCCAGATCTACGGCGATGGTTTCGGACAGATCGTGGGTGAGGTCAAGGACTCAGAGGAGTTCTACAACAGCCTCAAGCCGGTCATGGTGCGCCGCACCAAGGCCGAGGTCGTCAAGGACCTGCCTCCGAAGATCTATGCCGGTGAGCATCTGGACCCCGAGGACCCGAATTCCGCAGTGGCAATTTGGCTTCCGATGGAAGGGAAGCAGCTCAAGGCGTATCAGGCCATGGTCAAGGATGCAGCCGTCAAGCTGGAGAGCGGGATCCTCTCCGCCAACGGCGTGCTGGCGGAGATGACGCGTCTGAAGCAGATGGCCTGCTCCTATGGCGATCTGGCTATTGCTCCGACAGGAGAGCAGACGTTCCGTCCGTCGTTGCCGAGCAACAAGTTTGATTACCTTGTAGACCTTCTGAGCGATCGTGGTATCGGTAGTGGCGAGTTCGACCCTACCGGGAAGGTGATTGTCGCCAGCCAGTTCACCAAGCTGCTGAACCTGTTCTACACCGAGCTGAACAAGCTGGGAATCAGGTGCCACCTGCTCACCGGAGCGACTTCGGAGAAGGAAAGGGTCCGTATGGCAGACGCCTTCCAGAACACCAAGATTGGCGACGACACGCCGCACGTGTTCCTGCTGAATACCATCGCCGGTGGCGCTTCTATCACCCTGGACGCTGCGGATGATGTTGTGACGCTTGACGAAACCTGGAACAAGGACGACCAGGAGCAGGTCGAAGATCGCGCTCACCGCATCAGCCGTACCGACCACACCGTGACCATCCACAACCTTCGCAGCCTGGGCAGCATCGAGGAGCGCATCGCCACGAGCGCCTTCGCTCAGGAGCGAAACATCAAGTCCATCATCGACGGAGCGCGCGGTGTCGAGTTCGCACTCGAGCTCCTGGAAGGAGTCAAGGCATGAGCACCCTCAGCGCATGCTTCATCACGGCCATGCTCAGCGGGTCATCAATGTACTTGCTGGCCTGGCGGATTCACCGCAAGCCTCTCACCAGAGAGGAGATGCGGGACTACATGGAGCGGTACGTACACCGGGAGGAGGCAGAGCTGGCAGAGCGCCGTCTACAGGCCCAGCTCTACAACGCTCGGCGTCGGGCTGTGCCGCATCCGGACGCGGGTGCACCCGTGCGGATCACGAGAGTGCACGTGGCTAGAAAGGGGAGAGGCGAGCGAGAGGAGTAAAGTCAAATAAAAGTCGGAAAAATTACCGATTCCGACCAAGAACCAGTAAGCTTCATTCCACGCCCAAAAACTTCATAATCCCAACGAACAGAAGGAAAAACGATGTCCCCGAAGACCGAGTCCAAAGAGACCAGCACCACCCGCGAAGGCAAGGTGCGCTTCGATCCGTTCGCCAATCCGGGCACCCTCGCCGAGCAGGAGGCCGCGTGGCTGAACGAGCAGTTCCCCGGTCTGAACGTCAAGGCGAGCCACGTCCGTGCGGTCATCAGCAACCACACGCGCTTCCAGAAGTCCGACCTTCGCCGCCAAGCGCGGGACGCCGAGCGAGCCAAGCTCGCCGAGGATCGCGAGGCGCGGAAGGCTGCCGCCGAGCAGCGCAAGGCCGACGCCGAACAGCGCAAGGCAGAGCGTGAGCAGCGCAAGGCAGAGCGTGCGGCCAAGGCAGCAGCCAAGGCTGCCGAGAAGCCCGAAGCCAAGCCTGCTGCCAAGAAGGCCACTCCGGCCAAAGCCGCGCCCAAGCCTGCTCCCAAGAAGCGCGTCTCGCGTCCCCGGAAGCGCACCGGTGACGTGCCCGCTGAGGACGCGTTCTGATCCACCCCACCCCCTCGGGGTGGCTGAGCCTCTGGGACATGGGGATGGCCCAGAGTCTCGGTGGAGGTTGAGCAAGTGCACCTCTGAGCACCGGATCTCCATCACAGGACTCCGGTCAAGTCCAGGAACTACTCAGCCTCCTCCAAGACAAAAGCTCACTGACAGAAGGGAATCTGCAAAATGAAATGCATCAAGAAAGCCGCGATCGCCGGTGTGGTGGTGACGCAAGTCGGCCTCGGAATCCTCAGCGCCGCACCGGCGAACGCCGACTATGTGATGGGGTGTGAGCGAGTCCGCTGGGGCTTCCTGTTCAGTGGCTACCGCACCATCTGCGACGGCCCGCGTCGGCCGGACGGCAGCTGGGACCGGACACGTCGTGAATGGACCCCAGCGCACATGGCTGGCGGATACTGCTCGGGCAGCCGGTATTTCGTCAGCTGCACCCCGAGCTACTGGGTCAACGAGAGCACGCAACGCCTCGAGACCTATCCGGTCACTGACGCCACTGTGTTGCCTGGCGAACCCGGCTGGCTCCCTCCGGGCACGAACAGGATCCTCTGACCCCATGGCACCCAGAAAGCCTCTGCCCCTGCTACGCACGAGCGAACGCACCGTGTACAAGAGGTGCCCGTGGAAGTGGTACCAGAGCGTTGTGCGCGGCCTCGTGCCGAACAATCCCCGCCAGGACGCGCGGTGGTTCGGTACTGGCATTCACCTGTGCAAGGCCGAGTGGTACGTCCCCGGACGCAAGCGTGGCCGCGACATGCACGAGACCTGGGACGAGTTCTCACAGGGTACGTTCACCACAGTCAGCTCGCAAGGGCTAGTGAACGACGAATGGGAGAGCGAGTGGGTTGACGCAAACAAGCTGGCGCACGCCATGATTGACACCCACCTACAGGCGTATGGGAACGACGACAACTGGGAGGTGATCGCTGCTGAGCATCCATTTTCGGTCCTGATCCCGCACCCCGACAAGACAATCAACCGTGCGGTGTGCCGGTACGTCGGCACCATCGACCTGATCATCCGCGAGCTGGACACCGGCGAGATTTGGCTGGACGACACCAAGACCGCCGCGCGCATCTATACCCACCACCTGACACTGTTGGAGCAGCCTGCTGCGTACGTAGCTGTGGGCACGCACGTCCTCCGGGAGCAGGGGATGATTGGCCCCAAGGAGCGAGTCAAGGGCATCATCTTCGACTTCATGCGGAAGGGCTTTCCGGACGAGCGGCCTCGCAACGAACGCGGTGAATACTGCAACAAGCCGGTCAAGAAGCACTTTGTCGAAGCCATCCTGAATTGTCCGGGGTATCAAGGTCCTCTGAACACCGAGCGAGATCTGCTTCGGCTTAAGCTCGACGAGCTGCAACACATCGCCGATGAGCTCAACCTGACGGTTCTGGGCGATGTCTCAGCCAACCAGGGTGCGCCCCTGCTGTTGCGAGAGAAGATCCTGAAGAGCCCGAAGGAGTGCTCACGGCAGATCCGCAGGATCGGCGAGGAGGTGCTACACATGAACGCTGTGCGCGCCGGTAAGCTCCCGATCCTCAAGACGCCGCAGGACGATTGCAACTTCTGCGATTACTTCGATCTCTGCGAGCTCGACGAGTCTGGCGGGGACACGGAGTACTTCGAGTCGCAAGCGTTCGTGGTTCGTGATGCCTACGCGGATCATCGCGAAGGCGCTGAGAATTCGAAGATCAGCGTCAAGAACAAAAACAAGACAGGAGTGCGATGAGGTGGCCGGTAGCCTGAAAGACATGGGCCTCAAGGAGGTTGCAGCCCTTAAGAAACGCGTGAACAGACAGTACGCCCTCAATCGCATCAACGGTGGTGACCGAGACAACCTAATCGAGCTCATCAACAAGGTTGAGGCGTACATCATCAAAATGCCTGAAGGCAAACGAAGCATCCCCGATTTCTACTGAGAAAGGAAGGCTGATGGTCCAATCCAAGATCATCAAAGTCGCCGACGACGAGGACTACGTGAATCTCCTCGTGTACGGTGACTCCGGGGTGGGCAAGACGGTGTTCTGCGGCAGTGACGACAAGGTGTTGTTCGTTGCGCCGGAAGACAACTCAGACGGCCTGCTCTCCGCCAAGCTGGCGGGTACCACAGCGGACAAGTGGCCCATCCGGGACTGGGGTGATCTCGTTGAGGCGTACAACTATCTCGACGAGCTCGACGAAATTCCGTACAACTGGATCGTGGTCGACTCGCTGACCGAGATGCAGATCATGGCCATGCGGGACATCCTCGACCGCGCCGTCGAGGAGAATCCGAGCCGTGACCCGGACATCCCGCAGATCCAGGACTGGCAGAAGTATTACGAAATGGTGAAGCGGATGATCAAGTGCTTCAACGCTTTGCCGGTCAACGTTCTGTACACGGCGCTGTCGCGGCAGACCGAGGACGAGGAAGGTACCGAGTACCTTCTCCCCGATCTGCAGGGCAAGAAGGACAACTACGCCAAGCAGGTGGTCAGCTGGATGACCAGCTTCGGTTGCATGCAGATCAAGCGCGTCCGTGTCAAGACGGACGACGACATCGCCAAGAAGGTGAAGGAGGTGCGCCGAATCACCTGGAAGGACACAGGTTTGGTGACCGGCAAGGACCGCACCAACGCTCTCACCCCGTACACCGACATCCGCGATGTCACCGATCCTGAGGATGATGGTCTCACCCTCAAGGACATCAGACTCCGCATCGAGCGGAAGAAGTCCGGCTCTGCCAAGTCGGCAACCACCAAACGTCCGGCCAGAAAAACTGCGTCGGCTCGTACTCAGAAGGAGAGTGCATAAATGCCCAAGCTCAAGCCATTCGGCATCGGCGATGTCGAGGACATGATCAACGCCGAGAACTCCTTCAACACGGAGGTCGTGCCCAAGGGCGTGTACCAGGCGAAGGTCAAGCGCATGAAGCACGCCACCATCCAGAAGGAAGGTCCGAACAAGGGCAAGAGCCGCTTCTGGATCTTGATGGAGGTCGTCGGCCCGAAGTCGACGCCGAAGAAGTACATCGGTGCCTCAATCTCGCACAACATCAACGTGATCGAGTCCGGCGCTGGCTTCTGCAACGACTTCCTCAACGCGCTGGCGGGACCGGAGCCTGCCAAGCAGGCCGCGCTGAAGCGTGCGTTCTGGGCAGCCGACATCGTCGTCGATTCGGACGGGCACGTCATGAAGATCGGCAAGAAGCGTGTCAATGGCGACGGCAATGGCGAGCTCGTTGTCACCGTCAAGACCAAGCTCGGCAAGGACACTCGTTCGGGCGATCCGCAGGCACAGGTTGACAAGTTCCTGGTCCCGCAGGCTAACGACGACGATGATGACGACGACCTCGATGAGGACCTCGAGGACGACGATGATCTCGCCGATGTCGATGAGGACGAAGACGAGGACGACGAAGACGATGTCGACGAGGAGGATTCGGACGAAGACGACGAAGACGACGAGGACGACGACGAGGACGACGAGGACGACGAGGACGACGAGGACGACGAGGACGACGAGGACGACGAGGACGAGGACGAGGACGAGGACGAGGACGAGGATGGTGAATCCGGCTCGCGCCGTGCGGAACTCGAAGCCCTGACCATCGCCAAGCTCCGCGTCGAGGCCAAGAGGGTCGGTGTGCCGCCAGCAACGATCAAGGGCCAGTCCAAGGACGAGCTCATCGATACCATCATCGACGCCGAGGCTGACTCGGACGGCGAGGACGACCCGTTCTGATCGGGTAGCACATCGGGTACCTGACAGACGAAACCGTCAGGCTAAGTCGTGGTAGGGACGTCCACAGCCCGACCCCAACAACTTTCAGCAAAGGAGCCATCATGGCCGATGGGCGTCGGTGCGCCTGCGGATGTATCATGGTCTGGTCGAATGAAAACCACACATGGCTCTGCATCCACTGCGACCTCAACATCGAACCTCAGGAGTACGCCTCGTGAAATCTGTTGCCATCCTTGGTTGTGGGCCTTCTGGGCTCCTCGTGGCTCATGCAGCCGCCATGCTCGGCTGGGACTTCCGAATCTACAGCAAGAAGCGCAAGAGCTTCTTGTTTGGCAGCCAATACCTACACGAGGCCATCCCCGGCATGACAGACCCAGTTGCGGCGATCGTGGCATACAACCTTGTGGGTACGCCAGAAGGCTATCGGCAGAAGGTGTATGGCGCTGGCTACGATGGCAGCGTGTCGCCAGAAGACCTCGAGCACGATCACTACGCCTGGAACATCCGCACCACCTACGACAAGCTGTGGAATGCCTATCACGACGAGATTGTCGACGTGGTGATCGACAAGCGCTGGGAGTCGGCCGAATTCTTCCGGAATGGCAGCACTGACTTCCGCCCCGACCTGATCATCAGCACGGTGCCTCGCAAGATCTGGGCCAATCCTGGCGATGTGTTCGCAAGCCAAAAGGTGTGGGCGATCGGGGATGCGCCCGAGCTAGGACAGACGGTTCCGTTCGAGCCCAAACAGGACAACACGATCATCTGCGACGGCACAGCCGATGTCGGCTGGTACCGGCTGAGCAAGGTGTTCGGCTACACCACCATCGAGTGGCCACACGACCGCAAACCTCCTATCCCGAACATGGCTGAGGTCGAGAAGCCGCTCTGGCACAACAGTTCTGGAGCCAGCGACTTCATTCACATCGGTCGGTACGGCGCATGGGAGAAGGGCGTGCTGACGACAGACGCCTTCCACCAGGCCATGAAGTACCTCGGACAGGACAAGTTGGGCTGACCGATGATGGGCAAACCTGTTGTTGGACTTGACATTGATGGGACACTATTCGACTACCATGGGCACTTCTTGCGCTTTGCAGAGGATTGGTATGGCCGACCAATGCCGGACCCGCAGGACATCAACCCAGGCCTGCCCCTTCACAAGTTTATGCGTACGTCGAAAGCTACGTACCGGCAGTGTAAGCTGGCATATCGCCAGGGAGGCCTTGAGCGCAGCATGCCGGTGTATGATGGGGCGTCGGAGCTGACCCGAGCTATCCGCCGCGCTGGCGGAGAAGTGTGGATCTGTACGACCCGTCCATATCTCAAGCTCGACACCCAAGCGCCAAACACCATACACTTGTTGCGGCGCAACAGAATCCAATTCGATCACATGCTCAGCGGGCCACACAAGTATCGCGACCTCGTGAAACAGGTGGGTGCGGACCGAATTGTCGGAGTGCTTGACGACCTGTCAGAGATGTACGAGCAAGCAGAAATGTTGGGGCTCAACCCCATCCTTCGGGACCAGCCGTACAACCGACATATCACCGCAAACCGCATCAGACATCTGTACCTCGCACAGATCTCATTCCTCGCGAGGATCGAAGTGTACAAAGAGAAACAGAAGGGAAACTGATGGGCTCGACATATTCATCAGACAATCCGTTGAGCTTCGCGCTGTTCGGGCTGTCCCGCCAGGCAGAGTTGCCTGTCTGGCGGAGGCTGGACTGGGGATACCCCATCCTGCACCTTGGTCCTGGCGACAAGATTGTCCGGGGCGCTGAGGAACTGGACTACCCGGCATTCGATTTCGATGACCCAGAGATCAGCTTGCCGTATGATGACGGGTCAGTCGGCGGTGTCATCGCCACACATGTGCTGGAGCATCTGGCTGACCCACGCCCACTCATCCGGGAGGTGGCGCGTGTGTTGAACTTCGGGTGCCCATTCAACATCCTAGTGCCACACGGTCAGTCGCCGATGTATTTGCAGGACCTCGACCACAAGACGCCGTTCGTGCTTGACACGTGGAAGAACTTCCTGCACAACGGATTCTACGACAACAACTACGGCGAGGGCGGAGTGCCACTCAGCATCGGCGCCAACTTCAAGTTTGCCCTCAAGGAGGGCAACGAAGCCATCATCACCCAGCTCATCAAGGAGTGACAGTGTCCAACGAAAACAAGGCTGTTGCAGTCATTCTGGAAGAGCTCACCTCCGAGTACGCCAGTCCGGTGGATGACTTGATCGCCAAACACCTTCCGCGCGTGCTAGAGCTGTTCCGGAGCAAGGCGCGCGACTACAGCGACCGCTCCGGCATCTTCGCGGCCGAGGTGCTCGGTGCGCCGGGGCAGTTCGCCGAGATCTGGCGCAAGATCCCCAAGCTCAAAAAGGGCATGTGGGACCAGGACGCGCTCGAGAACGAGACTGTCGAGGAGATCCTGTTCGATCTGATCGGGCATTGCCTGCTCGCGTTGGACATGATCCCAGACAGCATGCGGATCGGCCAGGCTCCCAGCGGACACTCATGGATACGAGGGTACGAGATCGGCGAAGTCAGGCGCGTTCCTTCTGGCACCGAACGCTTCACTGAATCAGACAAGGGTCCGATCACGGGCAAGCGCGATGCTAACGGTGGCGACTTCCGTGTCTAGGGCATGGGTGATCGGTGGCACGTCCGGCATCGGGAAGGCTTGCGCCGAGCGGCTCGGCGAGTACATGGCGACCACGAGCACCGGTCTACGAGAAGGGGATTGGGACGTCCGCAGCGATTTGCGATCCATCTTCATACACGATGAGGTCGATGCTCCGACCCACATCGTGTATGCTGCAGGCATCAACCATCTCGACTGGATCGGGAATGGCACGCGGAGCCATGTCGAAGTTATCGACACCAATCTGAATGGATTCATTCGTCTGATGGACGGCCTGGTGCGCTTTGGCTACTACAGCACTGGCAAGCTGGGTGGGTATCCGTACCACGCAAAGCCCAGCATCGTCGTGATCAGCAGTGATGCGGCTGAGCGACCGCTCCGAACCTCTATCGGGTACTGCGCAAGCAAGGCTGGGCTCAACATGGCCGTCAAGGTGGCTGCCCGAGAGCTCGGTCCGCACGGCTGGCGGATCAATGCCGTCTCGCCGGGGATGACAGCGCCCACAGGCATGAGCGATTACATCGACAAACGTGTTCCGGAAGTGCGAGGTTGGACTCCGATCGAAGCTGCGCAGTACGAAGCGCAACAGGAGGTCGTTCCTGGACGCATCGATCCTCGAGAGGTGGCAGAGGTGGTGTTCGATGTGCTCACCGGACCCGAGCACCTCAACGGGTCCATCATCACCATCAATGGCGGGCGCTGACCAGTAGGAATTCGGCCTCCCCGAGAGGGGAGGCTGAATTTTCCTCCGAAACAACCCGATTCGCGCCGGTGTAGTAGGCTTCGGTCCAGTGTCTAGAAGGGAATATTGAGTTGAAGGACCTTGAGCTCAGTCAGCCAGACCCGATCCGCGAGAAGCGAATTGGTGAGGAGCTCTCTTTTTCCAAAACCAGCAATGGCTTGTCGGTGAAACCGATGAAGTTCGTATCGCTTCACACCCACTCAACCTTCTCCTACGGCGATGGCTACGGACCAGTCAAGGAGCACGTCCAGCGAGTTGCGGAGCTGGGCATGGGCGCTCTGGCGCTCACCGAGCACGGCAACCTGAGCAGCCACGCACAACTCGAGAAGGCCTGCAACGAAATTGGAATCAAGCCGATCTTCGGTTGCGAGCTGTACGTTGCTCCGCCAGGCGAGAACCGTAAGTGCCATCAGACGGTCCTGGCGATGAACGAGGTCGGGCTCCAGAACCTGAACCGCATCGTCACCAAGAGCTGGAAGAACTTCTACCGCTGGCCCACGACCAGCTGGAAGATGTTGGAGGAACACAATGAGGGGCTCATCGTACTTTCAGGATGCGCCGATAGCGTGCTATCATGCACGCTGCTGGGTGGTAAGTCTTACGGTGACAAGCGACTCACCGCAAGCAAGCGCGACATCGCTCGTGCCGCTGGGCTTATTGGACGGTACCAAGAGGTATTTGGAGATCGGTACTACCTTGAAGCCCAGAGATTTCCAGGACTTGATCGCACTTGCGCTCTCAATCCGCTCCTCGCACGGCTATCGGAACTCACCGGAGCTCGTCTTGTTGGAACGGCTGATGTTCATTATCCACGTGGATCCGACAATGAGATGCAGAAGATTCTTCACGCGGCTCATCGCGGGTCTACTGTGGAGGCTACTGAGGCGTCCTGGGAGTACGACATTCTCCTCACTTACCCGGAATCCGACCGAGAAATCTATATGGACCTGGTGGGTACGGGGCTGACCAAAGCTCAAGCGCGCGAAGCGGTTCTGGAGTCTGGCCGAATCGCCGAGCGCTGTAACGTGATTCTGCCGAAGAACCAGCCGATCCGTTTCCCCAAGCCTACCAAGGAAGTTGACGGCACGAAGGTGCCGATGAGCGCCAACGAGCTGATCCGTAAGTGGCTCAACGAGGGCTGGCACTTCCGTATGGCGACCAACCCGAACATGCGGAAGAACCGCCAGGCATACAAGGCACGCGTCGAGCATGAGCTTGGCATGATGGAGGAGAAGGACTTCCTTGATTACTTCTTGGTACTCAGCGATGCGGTCCGTTGGGCCAAAGACCACAAGATTCCGGTTGGGCCCGCTCGTGGTAGTGCTGCGGCGTCGCTTGTGTGTTACTTGCTTCGGATCACTGAAGTCGATCCGATGCTCTTCCCGCACATGCTGTTTGAACGTTTCATTGATCCGACACGTACAGAGCTGCCCGACGTCGACCTTGACTTCTCAGACGACCGACGAATCGAAGTCAAGCGCTACCTAGAGGAGAAGTACGGTGCGGACCGTGTTGGTAACATCGGAAACTTCACGCGTTATCGTGGCAAGAACTCGATCGACGACGTGGCTCGCGTGTACAACATCCCCGTCTGGGAAACCGAGATCGTCAAGAACCTCATCATCGAGCGCTCTGGCGGTGACAGTCGTATCAGTGATTCTCTCGAGGATACATTCAACATGTTCCCCAAGGCCGCAGCAGTTCTGGAGCGTCACCCAGAGCTCGCCAACGCGATTCGCCTGGAGGGAAATTACCGGGGGATGGGAGTTCATGCTGCCGGCATCGTCATTAGTAACACTCCCATCACCGATACCTGCGCAGTGTACGAGCGCGAATCGGCCGGCAAGACGACGCAGGTCATCGCATACGACAAGAAGGACGGCGAGTATGTCGGCATGCTCAAGGCAGACTTCCTCGGTCTGTCGACGATGGGCATGATCGGTATCGCCCTTGACATGATTGGGATGGACCTTGAAGACCTATATCGAATCCCTCTTGATGACCAGAAGGTGCTGGAAGCATTCCGGCGTGGAGACGTCACCGGCATCTTTCAGTTTGAAGGACGAGCTACTCGGATCGTGTGCAGTGACGTTGTGCCAGACCACTTCCAACACCTGGCGGATATCAACGCACTCAGCCGCCCTGGTCCGCTCTTCTCAGGAATGACTGCGGCTTACTGCGAGGTCAAGCACGGCCGCAAGACTCCAGAGCGGTACCATCCCATTTTGGACAATCTGACTGACTGGACGTATGGTCAGGTGGTGTACCAGGAGCAGGTTCTCAGCACCATCAGGGAGCTCGGAGGATTCCCGATGAGCGAGGTCCACAGTATCCGTAAGATCATCTCCCAAAAGCTCGGCGAGGCCCAATTCGAGGCCAAATACAAGATGTTCGAGGACAATGCTTGCCAGAACCACGGCTGCACCCCGGAGCAGGCGCAGAAGATCTGGCGCTTCCTGGCGACATCAGCCACCTACTCATTCAACATCGCGCACTGCATCAGCTACAGCATGCTCGCCTACTGGCAGATGTGGATCAAGCAGCACCACCCCACCGCGTTCTATGCGGCCCAGCTGCGCAAGGTCAACGACGAGAAGCTCTACAAGTTGATGCGGGATGCGGTGCGACACAACATATCTATCCTCCCGCCAAGCATCAACGAGTCGATGGCGAGCTGGTCGGCTCCCATGGAAGGTGTTGTGCGCGCAGGATTCCTGCAGATACCGGGGGTGGGCCCCAAGACATCGGAGGTGATAGTCGAATGGCGCAATCAGAAGATCAGGAAGGGACAGAAGGCAATCGCAGCCAGTGCCCCGGACCTCATGTGGTCGGACCTGCTTGAGGTAAAGGGGATTGGCCCCAAGTCCATCGAGAAGATCGTGGCATTCTGCGAGGCAGAGGACCCATTCGGGCTCAACAGGGTTCAAGACCTGTTCAAGTCTCTGCGGCGGATCATCAAGCCCGGCAATGGGTATGGGGTGCCAGCGCCTACGCATAACAGCGAGAGCATCCCGCGTACCGGCGACCACGACGGCATTGTCTGGATGGGCATCCCCAAGGCCAAGAACTATCAGGACTATATCGAGAACCAGCGGTCTCGGTACGGCAAGGAAGAGGCCGAGATTCTCGCTGAGATGAAGGATCCGCATCTGGTCAAGAGCTGTGTGGTGCAGTGCTTTGACGACTATGACGACGACGTGTACTGCCGGTGGAATCGCTGGCAGTTCCCCAAGTTTGAGAAGATGCTGGAATCGCTGGCCGTTGATGGCAGCAACGTCCTCATTGTGCGCGGTCGCAAGCGTGAGGACTTCGGAGTGTCACTCCACGTGACGGATGCGTGGGTGCTTGAGTTGGACGAGGACGAAAGGCTGTAGTATGGGCAAGAAGAAGAAGCGTGTGGGCAAGCCCGGACCCAAGCACAACCCGCTGAAGCTGGTGGGTGGTGGCGAGGACTCGGCCGCACGCGTCACCAAGGTCATCCAGAACATGCTCAAGCCGCCAGAGACGGTGCTCGCGCACATCCAGCGCGTAGGGGCTCCGTTCTGGGTAGCACCATTTGGAGTTTCGCAGGAGGGCGAGCAGTACGCGCGTCCGTGCCTGGTGGTGCCGTACGACGACCTGATTTCGGCCGAGCTGGCCCATCTGGCTGCTGGCGGGGAGCTTGCCGAGACGTACACCGAGGAAGCCCGCAAGGCGAGCCTCGCAGCTGCGCGTAGTGTCGCAGGCGCACAGCCCAAGAGCGACCTGGACCCCACAGCCATTCTGGCCCAGGTCAAGGAGATGCAGCAGCAGGTTCACGGCGCACAGTCGCGGGTTGCTGACACAGCATCAAAGATCGAACCCACCGAGCTTTCGGACGAGGAGCGCGACGAGCTCCTCCGCAAGCTGCGGGGTTAATTCCAACAACAAGAAGGGAATCACATCATGACCGGGAAAGAGATCGCCAACTACGCCGACGTGGCGATGTTCAAGGCCGAAGAGATCGACCGCACCAAGGGACCGCAGGTGTTCCTGTTGAGCTGCAACAACGATCCGCTTGGGAGCATCGCGGCTGCCGCCAAGGCGTACAAGGGCGAGTTCGTTGAGTCACTGGCCCAGATCACCGACGACGAGCGCCGGTACTACCTCAAGGAGGTGCAGAAGTCGGTGCTTGAAATGCCTCTGGAGGCCGTCCAGTTCCACTTCCGCATCACCGGTGTGACTCGCGGGTTCACCCACCAGATGGTCCGGCAGCGCACCGCAGCCTACTCCCAGGAGAGCACGCGCTTCGCCGTCAAGGAAGACGTCCCAGTCGGATTGCCACCCAGCCTGCAAGACACGATGCCATGGAACGAATGGGTCGAGGAATGTGCGATGGAGATCTATCCAGTTCGCAGCCAACGGCGTGAGTATCTTCAGGACAGACGTGACCAGGCTGAAGATTTCGCCGAGACGATGGCCGACAAGGATCAGCTCTGGCGTCGTCGGTGGGATAGGGCTATCGGCGTCATCGAGGAGGAGTACAACGCTCTGGTCAACGAGGGCATGCCAGCCGAGGACGCGCGTGGATTGCTGCCGACGAACCTTCTGACCCAGATCAACTACATCACCGATCTGCGCGGTCTCAAAGGCCATGCAGGCGTGCGGCTCTGCACACAAGCGCAGTTCGAGTGGCGTCAGGTCTGGGCCCAGATCGTCCAGGCGATCCGTGAGTACGGGAAGACCCAGACATACATGACGAACGACAACGTCCATGACATTCCGGAGAACCAGAAGTCGTCGCAGTGGCAGTTCGATGCCTTGGCGGACATCTTCCGGCCGATCTGCTACTACCGGGGGAGCTGCCAGTTCCAGGCAGACTTCGACCGGCACTGCGCCATCCGTGATCGCGTCGAGGAGAATGCCGGTATCAATCGGCCGAGCACCGACTGGGACAAGGAATGGGTCGGACCGAATCCTCTAAGCCCCACTGGCGCTGAGGGTTACATCGGACCGATCTTCCCGGCTGAGTGGCTCCTGGATCCCTCGGCGGCAAGGACGAAGTGACCAAGGAGACCGGCGCATGCCGACTGTGTGGGAGGGTGGTCGATCGGGCCACCCTCACCCCGCACTGGCTACACAGCTTCATCTGCACGCGATGCAGTGAAGGATTGAAACGATTGAGCGCGAAGCTCTTTCCCACGACAGGAGGGGATTCAGTTGGGAATCATCGTCATTGATTTGGCCGAAGGGAGGTCGCACCGTGCCGCTATGCGTAAGAAGAGGCGCAACAGAGACAGCGAAGCCGGAATCAACTATTCCACAGCACCGGTCATCGCTGTTGATCCGGGCGGAACGACCGGCTGGTCCTTCATGTGTGTGGAGCCATTGGCTCTGCACGACCCGCAGGAAATGGTACTCGAGAACATCATCACTCATCAGCACGGCGAGCTCAGCAGCACTGTCGGATGCAATGTCGCGGAAGGCGAAGACCTCTGCGTCGCAGACCTGTATGAATTCATCTCGGCTTGGCCCCAGGCCGCTGTCGTGGTGGAGGACTTCGTCATCCGAAGCAACAATCGGAGTCGCGAATTCCTTTCGCCCGTGCGGATTACCGCCGCACTCAAGCACCTGCTATGGGCCGACAACCGATACATCATCCGACAGACACCAGCAGACGCCAAGATCACTGCGAGCGATGACCGGCTGAAGAGCTGGGGCTTGTACGACAAGCATGGCAGCCTTGGGCACGCACGCGATGCCGATCGGCACGCAATTACATTCCTGCGCAAGGCCAAAAGCAACCCGAAGCTCCGGGCGATGGCGTGGCCGCACCTGTTCGGAGAGGAGGGTATTTATGCAGTCGAAGACGACGGACAGAGCTGGGGCTGATGTGCCGCCAGCGTGGCTGGTTCGGGTGCTGGGCGAACACCAGCCGCAACTGAAGGGTCTGTGGTGCACATGCTCTTGGAAGAGCACGGACGCCTTCGGCGCTCCGAAGCACTACATCACCTTTTCTGCGGAACATCAAGCGGCCGAAGTACATCGCGCTCTGAGTGATGGCGTCGCAGCTCTTTTCGAGGAGGTTCGGTGAGCAAATCGGACGAGTTCTATGCCAAGGCGTTGGTCGCGCTAGGTGATGCAGAAGCTGCGCAAGCTCACCTCAAGGAGAGCTTCGACGACAATCACAACACCTTCTGGTCTCAGCGCGTACTTGCGCACTGCGCCTTGGCGAACGTCTATCTCAAGGCCGCAGAGCGGGAAGCGGCCCAGGAGGCTCGGCAGGACCAGGTCGAGGTGCTGACCTTCGGGACGGACGAGGTTGTGGCGCAGTTCCCAGACGAAGAAGAGGATGAAGGGATCCTGCCCGAACAGGATTTCTCTCTGACCGAGCCTGAGCTGCGCAGTGCACTCGCACGGCTGAGAGCGAGGATGGGTCGATGAGGCGCGCGGGCATGAACGACATCAATCCGACAGTCGTCAAGAGCCAGAACGACGACCAATACAAGAATCCAAATCCCAAGGACGCCTTCACATTCGGGCGCACGTGCCCGGACTGCGCTGGCGGGTTACAGTTCAAGTGGGACCGGATGAAGTTCCGGCCCAGGCGCAAGGTATGGATCTGTCCTGCCTGCTACGAGATTGAACTGGAAGGGCTGCCACCAATCAACACGGTCGGCCCCGCATCGGAGGAGGAAGAATGCCCCGTGGAGTAGCGATGACCAAGGAGCAAATCGCAAGGGCGGAGGAGCTTTTGAACGAAGGCTGCTCTTACCTCGAAGTCTCCCGAACCATCGGCATCGCCGAGTTCAGCATTCGCCTCAAGTTCCCCGGTCGGGGCTGGACGCAAGAGCAGAAAGCCGAGCACAAACGTCTCAATGATCTGTTCAAGCGCCTCGACACCATCTGGGGCTTGGAGAGAGCACAGAGAGGCGAGAGGCGCGCATCATAAGTTCAGTAGCCCGCATCGGCCCGAACCAGTACGATCAAAACCGTAACAAGGAGGAACCATGAAGCTCACCGGAACTGCCCCGCGAACGTCGCGGGTGAGCGGGTGGGTCGAGCCAGAACTCGACCAAGCGCTCAAGGAGTATGCCCGCGAGCTCGGCACCAAGACCTCACCAGCCTTGCGCCGCGTCATCATCCTTGGCTTGCGCCAAGAGGGCTTCCAGATCGACAGCGAAGTGGTTCCGATGCCCGACAGACCATCACACAGGAAGGATTGATCGATGAGCCGAGTGGAGGTGGCCCTCGCGAGCGTAGCGCTGTCTGCGGCGATGCTCCTGAGCCAGGCCGCTACTGTGGGCGCAGAGCCCGAGCAGCTGTCCGGGAAGGACCAGTTGTACCTCACACGCCTAGTCATTGGCGAGGTGCCATACGGAACAGCTGCAAATGCCCTCTCCATTGCACGTCGTGTATGCCAGGCTACCACTGGCGGAGACTGGGACGCCACCTCTCTCGGGAAGCTCGGCCAAGAGATCATCCGCAACAACCCGAAGTTCGACGCTGACTCGGCAGCGAACATCATGGTGTCGAGCATGACGCTGTACTGCCCCGAGAACATCCCCGACTGGTTTCACGCCGAGACGGCCAAGTATCTCGCCGAGGACGCCGGTGTGGCTGTCCCTGTGGCGACGAATCCTGGTCCCTACAAACCTCTCCCACGCTAGGAGCGTCTGCCATGGACACAGCGCCTTTTGGCGTATCTACCGCTGACTTCATCGTCTGGGGGATCACCTTCGCGCTCACGGCTTTGACAGCTTGGCTGCTGAAGCATGGTTGGCGCGTGAAGACTCCGCCAGGGCTCGTGCATCGCACCTTCAACAAGCACGGCATGCCCACCAGCGGTATCTGCCCGCATGGCTTTGATCGTACGGCGCACCACTACGCGCTCCGAGGCTACGAGCAGGTCGAAACCCAGGGGTGCGGCGAATGCCTGAAGGAGCTGACCCCAACTCAGTTTACCCACATCACCAGCTGCCCCAGCTGCTGGTTCGTCGGGGCGATACCGTTCGGCCCGATAGAAGAATACTTCAATCTCCCACCCGAGCAGACGATCTGGGTCGAGAATGACGATGGCAGCGTCCATCTCCGCAAAGCCTTGGAAGAGAACTGGGCCGAGACCGAATACAAGGTCTGGGGAGAAGGGCTGCGAGAATGCAAGACCAAGGACCTGAATCTGATCCGGAAATTTCCGGTGAAGCCTGTGGTGTACCGCACATGCCCGAGTTGCGCTTACACATGGTTTGAGCACTAACAGAAGGGAATACATCATGGCAATGAAAAACAGTTCGGAGGAAGCACTGCGGAAGGCTGCAGCTGCATATGCTCTGCGTCAAATTCGTGAGGTCAAGGAGCGCGCTGACTACATGCTCGTCCACGGCCTGGCCGAGGCCGACGTGTACGGGAAGCATGCTCGTGAGGGCTGGGAGCAGCGCGGGAATCTTGGGCGCTGGATCATCACGCCCAAAGGACTCAAGAGGGTAGTCCCAGACCCGGACGACGTCGTCGGCTGCGTGCCGGTTCTCGTCCGAGACCCGGACTACGCTGGCGAGCACCGAGAGCGTAACGAAACGTTGCGCCGGTACTACGATCCGCGCTTTGGCAGAGGCTGGTCTGGTTATGTGGGCAGCCGACCATACTCTGCAACATGGTCAGCGCTCTGGGACAAGATGACCCAAGAGGATCGTCTAGACTCCTGGGAACAGAACTTCTTCCGCGTCAACGCCTTCGGTTGGACGCACTATGTCTGCCGAACCAAGCATGACGAAAGCTGCTGGTGCACGAAGGGCCCAGAGGAGGTGATGGACTGATGGATTGGAATCTCCTGATCGGCGCTGCGATGGGCGCTGCGATGGGCGCGACGATCTATTTGGTCGGATGCATCGTCGGATACATCGTCGGACACAGAGCAGCCAAAAGGAGGCCCCACCAATGAGAGGCGTGAAGGGCTCTGGCGGGGACACATGGGCTGCGCGCTACGACAGCGTGTGCTCGGTGTGCCCGCACCCAATCTTCAAGGGTGATCCAGTTCACAAGGTACACAACAAGGTAGCCCACGAGGAGTGCCATGCGCTCGATGAGCGTGGCGGGTTCGGCCTTGATGTCAGCGGCATTGAGCAGGAGCGCCTCGACGGCCGATACGGCAAGGGCTACGAGGACCGGCCGAGCTACACAGTCCGGGGCCGACGCAAGCACGAACGCAAATGTGGCGAGTGTTTCCAGATACACGCAGGAGAATGTCCGTGAAACTTGAAGACACGCACGGCGGATACGCCGGCAAGAGTTTGGCCGAGAAGATGCAGGACAAGCTTGATTCTGCTTACAAGGCGTGGCGCGATGCCGGTGGCAGTGATCATCGACAGAACTCGCAACAGGGACGGCACAGCAGGAACTTCGGCCGGGTTGAGGGCTGTGCGGCGCAACTCGGAATCCTCAGGAGCACAAGTACAAAACACGAGATCGAGGAAGCGGAAAGGCGATACAGATGAGGAATCCCTTCAAGTACGGTAGCCCGCAGCGGGTTGCGTTGGCGTACTGGCTGATGCGGTGGGCGTACCGGATCGTTGAGCGCATTGATCGCGGTCCCGTCCCGAAGATCAGCATGTGGACCTTCACCCTTGAGCGTGGGAAGGGTGCGGTCGTCCGCAAGGACAATCGGACAGAGCACAAGGGCTGCAGGCTCGTGTACCTCAACGATCGCGAGTACGATCGAGCCTGGTCAGAGAGTGCATCGTTCGGCAAGGACCAAGACGCCTTCCTCACCCTGGATCTGCCCGATGAGCGGTAAGGCCAAGTACGACAAGAAGATCGGCATCAATGCCGCCTGGCGGAAGACCACGACGCGCGGGCCACGAGGAGCGTACGGAAGTCGCCCAGACAGCCCAGGAGACCCAGAAGCACCCAGTTGTAAGGGATTCGGGTCACGCTGGCTGCCAGACGGCACTTGCCCCGGCTGCGGCAGGCACTGGACCTGCGTGTACCAGACGCGCGACGCAAAACGAAATCCCTTCGGCACCAACGGAAAACTCACCATACCTTCTCACAAGACCAAACCATTGGAGGGACAATGAGCGATCCAGCAGTAGAAGCTGTACTCACAGAAGCCCAGCGGGCCAGCATCCTCAGCAGGGCTGCTGCTGCTTTGCAGGAGGCTGAGCACCAATCGGGAGGTGGATTTCTCGGCTACAGAGCCCTCGCAGAAGCCGCGCTCGATGTGACCCTCGACGCACTCGCGTCTCTTCCGGGTGTGGCGGTAATCCAACTACCCGAACCCACCGAGGCTGTGACGATGCAGGACTGCGCGGGATCGGGGAAACCGTTCAAGCCCGGCACTCTAAGCCGCGACGGCGAGGTCGCCAAATGCTCTGCGTGCAGGACCAACCGCTACGTCCGTGACGACGGCAGCATGTGGGCCCCATCAGGTGCCCGTTGCTGCGGTTGTGGCTACAGGGGAGAAAGCATGATCCTATCACACGTGCGCACAGAACTCGAGCGATCGCGGAATCACCGCTTCTACGATCGGCCGGTAAACAAGAATGTGCAGGCCATGTACGTCTGGTGGGAGTACATGGACGAGATCGACTTGGTGAATGGCGAGAACGACACCATGCGCATCACGCTCACGGAAGAAGAGGTCCACCCTCCTCCAGGAGATCTGTTCCATGAAAAGCCCAAGGTCATTCGCGCGATCCAGACGTGGACGAAGATCAGCCTCGAGTACCAGATCAACGGAGCCTACGTAGACCTCCGCACGCTCAGCGCAGCAGAAAGCATTCGGGACGACAGATGGATTCCGCTGGAACAGTACCAGATTCAACGGTACTGCATCCAAGGCCGCATCAGACCTGGCGGAAACGGTTACGAGCCATATCGCATTGTCATCCTGGCGGGTGAGGTCAGCCCTCCGGGTGTGTGGTATCCATGGCCAGGACAGCCAGAGGGCGTGCCGAACGAGGTGCTTGACGGAACTTACCACGGGATGTTTATGGCAGATAAATAGCCCATCCCCAGAACCAAATACCATCCCCTCACAGAAAGACAGCACATATGTTCTGTCGTAGGAATCGCGCGGCCGCAAAAGAGAACGCGCGCATGTACAATCTCGGCAAGGTCTATGGCTACCTCGACGCTCTCAAGGAGCTCACCACAGCCATCCAAGTGGAAACTCAACTGCGCGAAGAGAAGGCGCATCTGGTGTCTCCGAGCGAGCCGCCGTGGACCCTCCATAGCTTTGCCTCCTGGTTAGAGGGCGAAGTGCTTCGAATGAGCAAGACAAAACAGATTCCGCCAGACGAGTGGGTCAAGGAGGTCGAGCGCGTACAGTCACGCCTAGACCGTCTCACGCGTCGTCGGAGGTGAAACGACATGGATGTCGAGCTCATGATGGCAGTGCGTAAACAGCGGGCCACATGGCCTCGACGAGGTGGGTGGAAGCCGCACCCCACCGACAAGCCCAAGGCTGAACCTGATAAACGGTAAGCTATCTAGCTGCGGAAATGGGTCGACCTTGCGGGTCTAGACCAGAGAAGAAGGGACACATCGTAACGTGTCAACAGCTCGAAATATCAACAGCGCCAAGCCATTCCGTCGCGCGGTAGAAGCCTACCGTGAACGGGGATGGGCGGGAACGCTACCACTGCCACCCCGGAGCAAGAAGAAGCCTCCAACAGGTTACACCGGGCACACAGCGCCGTACCCGAGCGACGATGATATCGCGAGCTGGCTACGAATGCCCAAGTACGCTCAGGGCAATATCTGTCTGCACCTGGGTCCGGTAGAGACGCGTGGGCCGGACGGAGAACGCCTGGAGCTCATCGGAATTGACGTCGATGACTATGAGGAGGGTGGCAAGGTCAAGGAGGGCGGCAAGCAGCTCGCCGCGCTCGAGGCCGAACTCGGGCCACTCCCCAAGACGTATACCAGCAGCTCGCGCACAGGCGTGAGCGGTATCCGCTTCTTCCTGGTCCCCGCCCAGCACGCATGGATGGGGAAGGCCGCGCCGCACATCGACATCGTCTGCAAGACATACCGTTACGCCATCGTATTCCCAAGTTGGCACCCCGGCGAGGTCGATGAAGAGACCGGGAAGGTCATTACCGAAGGTGGCCAGTACAAGTGGCGTGATCCGCAGGGACAGTTGCTGGATGGGCTAGAGGACATCCCTGACGTTAATGATCTGCCCCTCCTGCCCGATGCGTGGGTAGAGCGGCTGAGCCGTGGCGGCATGAAGCTCTCGGACGAGGACGCCGAGATCGACATGGACTTGAACGTTGACGAGATGTTCCGGTGGGCCGTGGGTACGCTGCCGGGCAGTGACGAGGACGCCCAGCCCTGCTCCAAAATGAAAGCGGCAGTTAAGTACTGGCAGGGGCAGATTGAGGAGGACGCCTCCACCCACGACAAGATCACCGGCTCGCACTGGAATCTGGCCTGCTTGGCGACCGAGGGGCACACCGGCTGGCGACAGGCCATGGCAGCGGTGGATGCGAGCGTCGCCGAAGACACCATCAAGAACCGTGGGAAGCGCGAGATCAGCGAGCTGCGCTCAGAGATCATGCGTAGCAAGGTGAATGCACTCCGGAAGCTTAAAGCCCAGATAGACAAGGGCAGGCGTAACGTGCTCACGGTGTGCACGTGCTACGAGCCCAGCGCAGACGAGCTCGACGCGTTCACCGCCAGCCTCAACAGCGCCAAGGCAGCCGCCAGCGAGCCTACCGAGGAGCGCGAGGTCGCCAGCGGCGAGGGGCGCGACGGGTATTGGCGCGACGGCATGCCCAATGGCACTCCACAGGACCCCGGCGACTACGAACAAAGCGACCAGGGCAACGGCGATCACTGGATCGACCTGCACAAGGACAATGCGTTCTACGTTCCGGCGCTGGGACAGTGGATCATGTGGACGGGGAAGAGCTGGATCGTGGGGGATGGCTGTGCCGAGCGGAGCTATCGACGCGTGAAGGCTCGCCAGAAGCGGTATGCCGAACAGCTTATGCGGCGCGCGGCTGAGCTCAAGGCTGCGCAGGATCCTACGGCCAACGCGGCTGTGGCGATGGCGAAGAGCTGGCGTAGCTGGGCCACCCGCAGCGGCGATGTGGGGCCGATTGAGCGCGCCCTCAAGGCCGCCAGCATGGAGCTCGGCATCGAAGAAGGCGAGCTCAACGCTAATCCGGCGCTGATCTGCTGCGAGAATGGCGTGCTCGAGCTCGACCTGTCGCCGCTCGACTCCCTGGCGGACGACTCCCAGAGCGCTGGGCGCAACGGGGATAGAGGTAGGCGCAACGGACACAACGGACGCAACGGGCGCAACGGCACTGCAAATGTGGCTAGCTTGGTCGAGGACGACGAAGAGTTTGATCCTGACTACGAGGCTGTGGCTCCCAATAGCCATGTGCGCCTGCGGGAGATCCGGCGCGAAGACTTGCTGACGCTGAGTACCGGGACTAACTACCTGCCCTGGCAGGAGCTGGTGGCCGGGGAGTTCGGCAAACAGGAAGCGCTGTATGCGAGCACGTGGGCACGAGCAGTAGAGATGTATCTGCCTGATGAGGAGGTGCGGCTGTTCCTGCAGAAACTGCTGGGATACAGCCTGCTCGGCGACAACCGAGAGCGCATCGTCGTGTTTCTGCACGGGCCAACGGGCAGTGGTAAATCCACCTTCCTCAACGCCACGCTCAACGCGCTCGGCGACTATGCGGATGTGGTTGATCTGGGTATTTTCAAGGGCGACCGGCAGACCAACCCAGCCCTGGCTTACGCCCTCCCCAAGCGCATTGTGACGTGCTCGGAGGCTAGCCAGCGGAACGTGCTGCACGCCGACATGTTCAAGCGGATTACGGGCGGTGACCCGTTGACTGCAGAACTGAAGTATAGCAACGAGTCTGTCAAGCGGAAGCCCGCGTTTGTGCCGTGGATCGCCACCAACACCCCACCCAGCATCCCTGGGGCCGATGCTGCGGTGGTTGATCGGACGGTGGTGGTGGGATTCAATGAGCAGATCCGTAAACAAGACGTCGGCATGAATGCGATGCTGTCTAGTCCGAGGGCCAAAACGGCTGTGCTCGCGTGGGCGGTCGAGGGCTGGGGAATGTACCGGCGCGAGGGGTTGAGGCGCGCTGATTTCCCGGCTGCAGTGAAGGGCGAGAGCATTGAATTCACCAACCAGTTCTCCGATGTGAGCGAGTTCATCAGCGAGTGTGTGGAGGAGGCTCCGGTGAGCCTTCGAAGGAAAGCAGAGCGTCGTAATTGGCGTGTGTGCGACTGGCCCGAGGAATGGCACACAACGGTCAGCGAGGTGTACGACGTGTACGTCACCTGGTGCCAGGAGAACCGCGTTGCGGATCGTAACATCATGAAGAAAAATGGGTTCTCGCGCCAACTGAAGGACTATGGATATCGGGCCGAAGTTGTCAAGAAAGATGGCTTCACTTCGAGAACTTACGCTGGCTTCAAGCTCAGCTCTCCAAATGCACGCGTTTTGAAATTGCAAAAAGACAGCTGATTATTGGACAAGAATGGCTCTGAGACGGGACTGTTACGCAATGCGTATCCCAATCAGTAACTACATTTGACCAGCGGAAACACATCATTTTGGTTACTGGTTGGGGTTCGTTTTCACTTAGGGCTATACCTACTCTCGTTCTTATACTTCTACCCTGTTTTCCCTACTACCTATTATCTAAAAAAGCGAAACGGGTAACTCAGGAGGGTATAAAAATGCTGGTAGAGCAATGGATTCGCATTTTTGAGAGGTCCGGAATGCGCTACCGAATAGGTAACCCGAACACAGGCTACATGCGGAAACATGTTCGTTTCGCATAATTTCGGTGTGACGGATACCCTGGGAGGGTATCTAGGAGCGTAAATTTGTGGTGCAACTTGTGGTTTTGGACAGCAGCAATCAAGACTGATGGAATTGGAGGAATGGC